CTCAAGACTTCTCTCGCATGGCTGAACACGTACTCCGTGTTTGGTATGAACAACGACGAGCTCAAGGTAGGCCTCTGCGGAAGCATGGAGGAATTCGAGCACGCCAAGAGGTGCCTCAACCCGTATATCAACGAGTTCGATTTCGTGAAGGCGCTCATCGAGAGCGACGTTCTGCACCACGGGGCCGGGGAGCGTTGCAGTGCGAAGGAGGCGTTCGACTTCATTAAGCGAGTGGTGTCCGGTGTAATGAAGGACAACCGCGTGGATGTATTCTCCCCGGGCGCGATAGAGGACGTGTTCGATGGGATTCGCATGATTTATGGGGATGAGCAGGAGGAGATGCTTCGCAAGGCGAGTGTCACACCCTCGGAGAACCCCGATGAACTTCTCCCCTGGTGCGTACTGCGGTTCGCGATGTCGGGAATTTCCTACAGCGAGCCGGGACACCTGATACCACCCGAGGATGTGGCATCGGGAGCGGGTAACGTCGACCCGCTGACCCAGAGACTGATTGCCAAGTATGACGCCGTGCTTGCGAAGAAGCCCTCTTTCATGAAGGCCTCCGCATGGTTGGCTCGTAACGGCTTGAACATGAACGATTACGAGTACCTGAAATCCGAATCACGGGGCGACGTTCGTGCTATTGACATGTCCCCGGGTGAAATTTCCGGATGGCTCTCGGACGAATACCTCCACAAGGGCGACCCTTGCGAGATGTTCATGCTGGTACTCGGGCTTATTTACGTGGTTCTCCGTCGTCGTGACGAGGATATCGCCGATTCGCAGAAGACTTCGAGCGAGCAGTCGGTCACCGCGCTCACCGCAAAGAACCAGTCACTGGTGGAATTCCTAGTCAAATATGGCGCGGAGCGCGTCGTTTCTTTGGTTGGGGCGATTTCACAGGATGGCGGGGCCGCGTTCTCCGACCTAGTTTACATTCTGGGTACAGATGTTCCGTTCGGTGAAGAAATCCCGGGTCAACCGGAGGAAACCGAGCGTAGGAACGAGATAATCGAGCGTTTCGACGAGATATACAACGTCGTTACGTCGTACGAGTTCCTGCTGTTCCCAAGCGTAGAGTAATGGAAGGTGAGGATGGCTGTTGTGGATGATATCGTGGAGAGGGTGTCGGGCGGCATTGACGGCTCCGGTAAGTATCGGTGCTCGTTCGAGCTGGCGAAGGATTTTGGAAAGAGCGGAAAGTACCGCGCTCGACTCTTCTTTCTCTATTCTGCGGTGAACGACTTGAGCGGGGATTCCGGGTTAGGTCTGTATGCGGTACCATCCAATCCGTGCGACACCGTGTCTTATGAGAGTTGGGATGGGAAGTTCCGCAAACCGTACTATGACATGTCCCCCCGCTACCATGATTCGTCTTTCAATACCGAGGTCGTGTGCGAGTTTTCTGATGACACAGTGGAGCACTCGTTCGAGTTCTGCAATCACGCGGGTAGCCCGGCGAAATTGACTGGAGAATCCGTACTGGACGGGGATTATACGGGAGATTCCCTCCCGGTAAACATCCTCTTCGAGAAGCTGGTTTCCGAGGTTTCCGTTGAATCGGCTGCCTTCGACCCGGTATCCGGAAGGGTGACCGTCGTCACCCGTGGCGACCACGGGTTTTCTGATGGGGATGCAGTTACCGTTACCGGATACCAGGTAACCGACCACTCGTACGGTGTTTCAGGGGAGCGGTTTAACGGGACATACCGGATAACCCGGTTATCTCCAGACAGCTTCTATTATGTCACCGAGGCTAGGCCTGACTTCTCTGGTTCCGAGGAACTCGACGTTTCCCGGATGACCGTTTCGAAATGGCGCGTATGCACGTATAGTGCTCGGCGTTCGCCGATGCTCGGGGCGTCCGAAGCAATCGTAATATGGGAATCGCACACCTTTGTACCGGGGGACCGCGTGACCCTTATGAAGGGGAATTCCGTCGTTGCCGAGAACGCAGTGGTATGTTCGGTCGCGCCGAACTCGTTCGTCTGCCGTTCGGGGAACTTGGACATTACCGACGAGGTGGACACCGTGCTATATGCGCCGCGCACGCCCGTAGCGAACGTCCCCGCCAACTATATTCCGATGGTGTCTGGTGCGAAGGCCGGCTCGGTGTCGCTGGACAACTCGTCGACACTCATGAACATGTCTCCCGACCCGATATACCCGTATGCTTATGGGGCGTTCGAGCTGGCTCCCGACTACCAGTTCGGCGACTACAGGTTCGGGAAGAGTGGTACGGTACAGGATGGGAAGATAACCGTTTCTAACCGGAAATTCGCCGTGATTTCCTTCATGCCCCCGGTAACGGAGGGCGGAATCGAGGGAAACTGTTTTCGCATAAGTGTCGTCGCAAGGGCCAGCACGGAAGTTTCCGCCGTCATGTACCTCTCGGCGCTGTCCGGGACATCGTGGACTGAGGGAAGCACGACCGCGGAAGTCTACCGCATGGCGGAGAGGTCGCCTCTTTCCAGCGTGGTCATACAGAGTGACCAGGGCGCGGAGCAGTCATGCAACTACGATATCGAGCCGAGGGTATTCACTTTTGAGCTACCCGTATCGGTAAGCGAGAATCTTTGCCGGGCCGGCGTACCGGTCTCGATGATGTTCATTCTTCGCGGCCGGGAAGGTGCGGAAGTCACCCTTTCCATGCCCGGACCTGGAGTGGACCCGTCGGCGTTCAGGATAGAGCTGCAGCACATGGTCGATGGCGGGGAACATGTACCCCTTCCTGTTACCGTGGTGCCTGGAAGGGCGTCCGCGGGCGACCGGGTTACCGTGTACACGAACAACGCGGGTACGTTTGACGCTATGACCGGAAACTACAGGGTGCGCGTGGGTGAATCCGCCAACCCGGACGAATGGTCCCAGGTGATTTCCAATACCGGGGAGTCGCTATCGTTCGTCATGCCGTCCGGCTATTCGGGAGACGTATCGCTCACCGTCATGGAAAAGCCGCCTCACGCCGACTGGTCGTCCGGGGAAGCGTTCGAATGTTCCGAACCAGTGGACATATATGCGGTCGCCGAGGTCACGCGGGTCGTCAAGCTGAACGACCGGATGAAGCCGGGGGTAATAGACAAGAAGGTCAGCCGCAGCGCGGCGTACAACCGCGATTTTGCATTCAACGGATTCTGCGAGATTACCGACGAGAACAGCATGATTCAGAACCTGTACTCATGCCTCCTCACCCGTCGGGGAGAGCGCATGTTCAACCCGGATTTTGGAACGACAATAGAGGACCGTATCTACAGTATACGTACGGGAGGCTCCGCGGAAACCATCCTGAAGGAATGCATATCCGTTCTCGAGACGTACGAGCCCCGCATCACCCTCGTCTACGAGCACTGCAAGATTACCGACATGGGCCCGCACGGCATATACCTCACGCTCGGGGTAATCCTGCCGTCAGGAAATGTCGAGACAATCAGCATACCCTTCAAGAATAGGGGACGCGCCTGATGATTCTGCAGCACCGGGGAAATACGCAGGTAGTGTACATGCCCGATATTGACGCCGGGCATATCGTTCTCGGCGAGTCGATGGGGCTGTGCGACATACACGGGCATCCGGAATTCCACGCGCACATAGCCAAGGTGAAGTACACGACCGATTGCGGCGTGGTCGTGGACGCCTGGAAGATGGTCGGAGAGACCGTCGAGGTATACGTTCTTCCTGACCGGGTCAAGATACCCACCGGGAATGGGTTGGATTTCGCGAAGGCGCTAAATTCGTTCAATTCCCCGTTATATCGCTTTGGAAAATACGTGTTTACCGGGAAATTTACGGGAGAGCCCGGACGATACACGTTCCAGGACAAGGCGGGGAGGAAGATTACAACCTGTTCCGAACTTACCAAGGACTTTCCCGGCATATACACCCTAATGGCGCACCTTGACGAGAACAATGGGGCACTCTTCGAGCCCGTGATAGCCAGGTACATGTCGCTTATATGGCACCTGGGAAAACGTCCGGCTCGGTTTCAGCCGGTAGGGTATCTCGACCTTCATGACTACCTGTGCGTGGTCCGCGACGAAAGGCGCCACATGTTTAGCCGCCAGTCCGGGGACGCGCTGATTAATGTCGAACTGGGGAAGAATCCGACCGTTTCGGTTACATCCATCGAGCCGACGACCGGGCAGGCCGTACTTTCGCTCAACGATGTCATCGTGATTGACCGTGAGAAGGATAAGCAGTTCCGCCCGTACGTTCTCGTGGCGAATCGTCCATTCGAACTCAGGCAGGATGTCAAGTTCCACTGGAGCAAGGTCGAGTTCCAGAATCATTCAGTATTCCTGATTCCGGTTATGAGTCTGCGCGGGACGTGGACTAACATGAAGAGCATGATAGACTTGCTCTCCCCGCGGCAATAAAAATGATTTTTCTTCATTTTTTTCGGTTCGATGTGCTTGCTTTTTTATTTTTTGATGATTATATTGATTAATGGACTATGGAAGAAGCAATCTTAATTTATCGGGATGCCTATGGCATCAGCCGTTTTAGTGGCCTGAGTACAGGCGAGCTCAAACGGCAAGGCGTTTACCTAGGTGACGCCGATTTCGGGTTCATCTCAGCATGCAACCTGGACACACGCTCATCAAAAAGCGATAATCCGGCAGCACGCCTGTATAGGGCACTTAAAGATGCCGGCCGCAAAATCGAGCATTCAACGTTCAAGGATGCTCGCAAGAAACGAGTGTTTCACTGTTACAGTATCCTGAAGGACTAGCGTCCATCAGGGTTTTTTGGATAAAGAGGACATATGGCTGCAAGGAAGAAGGCCGACGTTACGGCCGCGACCCTTCAGAACCCATGGGGGTTCTGGGATAACATTACAACAACCGACCCTTACGTCGACGCCGGGGTTGAACGCCCGACATACGGATTTGCCGACTCCGGGTGCTATGCGTTGAACGCGATAATTTGCGGGGATTGCTACGGCGGATTCCCGAAGAACAAGGTGGTACAGGCCGCCGGCCTTTACGGTTCGGGCAAGTCCCTCATTGGGAAATACAATTTCTGCCCCGCTTTGTTCGCCGACCAGTATTTCGTGTTCTACATTGACACCGAGAACGAAACCACCCGCGAGGACCTCATCAATTATGCCGGGTTCCCCCCTCAGCAGTTCAAGGTTCTTCATTTCCATACGGTTGAACGCTGCCATGGCGGTATTTCGACCATCTTGCATCAGATGGAAAATTACATGACTGAGCACAAGACGCTGATTAACCCGAACAAGCTCGCCATTGTTCTGGATTCCCAGGGTATGCTCAGCACCGAGAAGGCCATCAACGACGTTCTATCCGGTGAAGACAAGGTCGACCTTACCAAGGCCAAGAAATTGGCCGCCATGTACAGGGATATTACGTTCCGCCTTGGCGAACTCGGTGTTCCGATGTATGTCACGAACCACATGTATATCGACCCGAATGCCGCCAGGACTCGTACCGACCCGAAGAAGGTGGCTGGCGGCGAAGGCGCGAAGTATTCCGCGTCAGTCATTCTCTCCGTGTACAAGTATCTCGACCGAGCGGACAAGGCGACCGGCGAGGGCGAAGCGAAGAAGAAGGAAGTCAAGGGCATATTCATCCAGGTCGGGAACATCAAGAACCGCATGGTTCACGAAGGTTTCGGGACCCGTTTGTATCTCAGTTACAAGAACGGGCTCAGCCGATACTACGGCTTGCACGTTTGGGCACAGGAAGCCGGACTTATCGTTCCGTACACCAATAAGACCGACTGGCCTAACCTTGAAATCCCAAAGGTAGACGGCGTTCCGTTCCGAGGCAACAAGTGGGTCATCCGTGACCCGAGGAAACCCGAGAGCGAATGGCTCGTCGCGCCGGAACCTCAGTTGCACACTGCCCGCTACATCGGTTCTATTCTTGACCCAATCAACGACTATGTCAAGGAGAAGTACAAGAACCAGAAGCTCGGCATATTCGGGGACGACCAAACCGAGAACGAAACCGAAATGGAATTGGCGGATGTCGACGAGAAGATGCTGGACATGGCCGATGCTGCCACAAATGGTGCTCTTCTGCAGAAGGCAATCCAACAGGCCGAGGCCCTCGGGCTCGATGCGGAGAAGGAACTGGACAGCGAAGGCGCCCAGTAATTTCTTGCTCAAAAACATTAAAAAAGGCGAGAATCGAGGTTCTCGCCTTTGCTATATTTACGACAGATAACTGACGGACTTGTGGACCTATGGAACAATTAGCTAACCCGTCGTATGCGCAGCCACAACCAACTATGCAGGGTGCGTATGCGCCTATGGTACAACAGCAGGCGATATATCCTGCGATGAATACCCAGTTGGCCGCTGTGCAGGCAGCCAATCAGGTAGTGCAGGCTCAGTTGAACGGGCAGCAGCCCGGTTACTTGCAGCCTCCTCAGCAGGTGTATGCACTCACTCAGGAAGACCTGGTAATACGGGTATTCTTCCAGGATGCCGCCGTTGGGCCGAAGCTGAGGGATACGCTGCGCCCGGAACTGTTCCGGGACCCGATAAACAGGACAATCGTGGAAATCGTGCGCATGTTCGAGAAGAAACATGACCGGATTCCCACTGCACAGGAGCTGATTACCGGGATGGGCGCCAACGAATACGCGTTGCAGGCCCGCGACAAGCTGATTTTCATATACAACACCCCGATTCAGACGATGCACCAGGACTACGTTGTCCTGATGGTGGAATCGTTCTTCAAGGAGCGTCTTTCCGAGGAAGTTCTCGTAAGTGCGGCGGAGTCCATCCACGACAAGCGAGTGGACGGCATACGAGACCTTATTCCTCGTTTGCAGGCTTCCGTTAATTTCAGTTTGCATACTGACCTCGGCCTGAACATGTACAGCGATGCCGAACTGGCGCTGGCGAAGCTCCGCGAGCAGAAGCAGTGCATACCGTCTGGCATCAACGAAATACGTTACTATACAGGTAGACCGGACCAGAACGGGATGATGGCCGGTGGCGGTTATTACCGCAAGACGCTGACCCTCTTCGTCGGTCAGCCAAACATCGGTAAGTCGCTTACTCTATGTAGCGAGGCGGCCTTTGCATACAAGAGCGGGTTCAACGTACTTTACATTACACTGGAACTTGCAGAAGATTACGTATGGCAGCGTCTCGCGGCCAACATATGCGGCGTTGATATGTATGATGTCGTCAACCTTACCGGTGACGTAATACGCGAACGCATCGATGCAGCGGCCGCTGCCACAGGAACGGTCGGCGCCAAGCCGGGCCAGCTGCACGTTCGCTACATGAAGACCACGACCACCCCGGTGGAAATCGAGGCGGTGATAGATTCATTCGAACTCGCCCATGGAAAGCTCGACCTCCTGGTCGTCGACTATATCGGAATCATGAAGCCGGCCAGCCGCGGTCGGCTTACCGAGAGCAGCATGTACAACGACGGCGTGATGAAGGCCGAGCAGTTGAGGGACATTGCAATAGAGCGCAACTTTGCCTGCGTGTCTGCCGTGCAGTTCAACAGGAGCGGCTACCACAACGTGGAAGCTGGTATAGAGTCGGTCGAGGGTTCCTCGGGGTATGCCGAAACGGCGGACCTCATGATTTCCATCGCGGCGAACGACGTACTCCGCTCAATGGGCATGTTCTGCCATTACATCCTGAAATCCCGTCTCGGACAGGCTCTAGTCATGTTCCTTACCCGGTGCGATTTCCGAAAGATGCGGTGGTTCAGCCCGACGGCCGACGAGGTCAACGCATACAATACGGCTATGGCCGAGGTCGAACCGCAAATCAATTCTCCACAACGAGGGCAGAAACAGGGACCGAAACGCGCCATTTCCAAGCAGGAGAACGCCAGCATTCCCGGCGGAGTAAGCAAGCTTGGAGTTGAGGTATCGAATACCGCGGAAACGACCGTGCACGATACCGTGTCGGACTATATCTGATGTAGGTTTAACGCATGAAGATAGCAGGCATAGACCCGTCGATGGACTCTACCGGAAAGGTCATAATGGACCTCGACGACAAGACCTTCGACATCAAGGACATCCACTATTACGGTTTCCAGGCGCATCTGAACGCTATCTTGGAAACCGACCACGTACACATCATGTGTATCGGCACGGATTACGACAAGATTCCTCACCTGGTTAGGCAGGAACGGGCACTCGCCATTCTCGACCGCGACATGGATGACGTGAAGTATATCGCTTTCGAGGATTATGCATACGAGGAAGCCAACAAGGGTAACAGTAATGCGATTTTCCAAATAGGGGAGTATTGTGGGATATACCGCAGGCACTTCTATCTAAAGGGGAAGGGGATAATCACATACGGGATTACCCAGATTAAGCATTTCGCCACGGGGAACGGTAATGCCGGTAAACCGGCCATGTGCGAGGCAGTCAAGGCGCTGTATCCCCAGTTCTATTTTCCTGAGTTCGAGCAATTCCCTAAGCAGTACGAGAGTCCTCACGCCGACCTTTGCGATGCCTTCTGGATGTGCGAGATTCTCCGTAACCATATCAAGCTGGAACTCCTTGGGCCCGACAGTATCCCGGAAGACACCCGTGCACTGCTTCTGTTCCGCTCGGATTCCCGCACAAAGGCCCTGGCCGACTACAAGGTGGTGCATCGCGATGACTGGCCCATCGACCTGGAAGCATTGGCCCGCCGCAAGAAACCGGTGAGAAAGAAAAAAGCATAGTTTCAACACCGGAATACACCTATGGCGGAATATACATGAGGTACGGTGAAGAATATGCTGACAACGACGGTCTGAGCGGGGACCCGCAAGAGACTGACGGCATCAATCGTGGCGACGAGATGGGGCCCAGCGGCTCGGAAGCGCAGAGGAAGTTCGGGGTAGACGATATAGTGGGGGAAATTAATGCTTTCCTTCAGACGTCGAGGTTCCCTGGAGATATCTGTATCACGCTGAAGATGCCGGATTCCTATCTCAAGAAAGCGAAGGACAAGGTGAACCTGGCCATCTGGCAGGTCTACAACAAGTATGCTCGCCCGGAGAGGATAATGGAAGATTCCACGAAAGTTCCGGGCTTCGGCATGGTTGACATTGTGCTAGCACTGGCCCCCCATGTAGATGCGAACAAGTTCACCCTCATCCTCGAGAACGACATCAAGCAGAAGATGGCGGCGGAAAAGAATATCAAGATTACCGACAGCGAACTAGATTACGTGGCCAAGCATCCCGTCAAGGTAGGGGAGAAGCGGCTCGAGGAACAACCGGACATAGTGGAGTGTCCCGAATGCGGCGGTACCGGCGAAGTGAACGGGAAACCGTGCCGTCTGTGCCTTGGCGAGGGGAAAGTACGCCGTGTGGTAGAGGATGTGCCGTCAATCGAGCCGGACCTGTCCAACATCGACATCGATATGGACCAAATCGACGAAATCATGCAGGAGATGAGCAACAATGGCTGAGTTTAAATTCCCGAGATATGGAAAGCGTGTCCAGGAAGAAAACGAGGAATTCGACAAGAAGTTCGCACCGCGCGAGAAGGAAATCGCGCGTACGTCGGCGCTCATCGTCAATGCCGACCTGGAAAAGTCATCCCACGGGCAGCTCGTCAAAACCGAAGCCTGCCAGAAATGGCTGGTCGACCTGCGCAAGGCGCGAAAGAACGAGTTCCTCGGGAAGGACTACATGATGCGTGCGCCCGAGTTCGAGCGCGAGACCGAGGAAGTCACCGGCGCCGAATACATGGCCGATACCGAAGCGAAGAAGATTCTCACGGTCAAGGACGAGAAACACGAGGGCGTCATGCACGTGGATGACGAGTACAACCCGAACGTTACCGAGGAGGCGCTTAGCCACGACGAGATTTCCAAGCGGTTCGTCGAGGCGTGCACCATCGACAATACGGTTGCCAAGTGCATTGACTGGAAGTTCGAGGACATCCTTAGCGAGTGTGCGGCCGAGCTGGAGAAGGCCATGTCGGACTTTGGTGAGGAATATACCGTGCCCGATGACTTCGAACAGCTTGTTGAGGCGTCCCTGGAAAAGGCGGAACAGATGAAATTGCTCGGGCACGACCTGGGTCCGAAACTCGCTATTCCGCACCTGAAGGCGAAAAAAGATACCCCGAGCGAAGAAAAATCATCCGGATGACACTTTTTGTCTTTGGATTTTACTATATTTATTAATGCCGGCAAGTTAAACCGGACACATTATAAGGAAATCTCCTATGGAACAGAATACTCAGGTACCCAACATGGGTATGCTCACAGTGCAGATGCCGGCAGCAATGCCGACGGTCTCACCCCAAGGCGGCGTAGCAGAAGACCCGCGAATCTACCGTGCAAGAGTAACAAAGAACAATCCCTCATACAAGGCCCTTCTCCGTCCAATGCCTCTTGGCCACGACATGAGGGCCTACCCCTACACCTCCGTCTTGGTGCACCGCATCAAGGACCTGGGTTCCGGGAAGATGCTTGTTAAGAAATGCTGCAAGAATATCCCCGGTGTTATCTCATGCCCTTACTGCGAGGATGTATGGGCTCGATACAATGCTGCAAAGGAGCGGGGAGCCAGTAAGGAGGAGCTCAAGAAATTCCTCCGCCAGCTTGCAGAAGAAGAATGGTACGGGAACTTCCTCATTCGTCAGGACGAAAACCACCCCGAACTCAATAACCAGGTGAAGGTTTGGGCCCATTCCAAGTACCAGCACGAGCAGTTCCAGACCCCTGTCGACAATTATATGGAAAAGCAGAAGCAGGCCCAGCAGCCTCAGCAGCAGGGAACAATCAATGTTGATACTGGCGACGCATTCATCCCGTATGACCCCGTGAACGGAAAGGATTACTTCCTTGTTGGCGCATGGGATGCCACCAAGACTTACGGCGACGGCCGCCAGGGCGCTCCGACATACAAGGGCAGCAAGTTCGTTGAAAAGTCGTACCCGCTTGCATTCAAGCAGGTGACCGACCCGAATACTGGTGCACCAATCGGTATTGCCGCGGATGAGAATGCTATCATGGCTCTTCTTGACCAGTGCCATGACTTGAGGTTCGTTTTCGACGACATCCCGACACCTGACCAGGCTATCCAGGACCTTGCCGAATTCTGGCAGGAAGCCAACAAGCTCGCTCAGCAGAAGATGGCCGCTAAAGGTGGATACGGTCGGCAGCAGTACGGCCAGCAGCAGTTCGGCCAGCAGCCACAGTATGGCCAGCAGCCCCAGTTCGGACAGCAGCCACAGTTTGGTCAGCCGGCTCAGGTCTCTCCGCTGTCTCCGTCATTCGCTTCGCAGCCGTTCCCCACCGGTGGTGCCGCCATGCCGCAAAACAGCATCCCGAGTGTTCCGGCAAACGCAAAGATTGTTACTAATAGCAATCCCGCTGCGTTTATGGGTCAGGCGGAAGCAGCAATCCCGAATTGCGCTATGCCCAATCCGATTCCTGAATCCGCTGCCCCGGTGACCACGGCATATGCCCAGACACCGAATGCGATGAATGTCGGCATTCCGTCTGCACCTGCCACCCCGGCTCAGGCTCCTGCAACCCCAGGTTTCGCTGCCGGTATCTCCGCACAGAATGCCGTTCCTGGTGCAGGGTTTGGAATGCCTGGAGCTATGCCCGCCGCTATGCCTTCCGCACAGCCCGCAGCCATGCCTACCGCACAGCCAGCAGCCATGCCTACCGCACAGCCCGCAGCTATGCCCAACTTCGGGATGGGCGTTGCCCCTGCCACACCTTCGCCAGCAGCACCCGCTGCGCCGATGGGTCAGCCGGCGTCCACGGGATACGTACCGCAAAGTGCGCCACCACTGTCCAACCCTGTGCAGTTCACGCACAACGGGGCTCCGGCAGTGGACCCGAATGGTCCGATTGTCGAGACCGATAGCGACGACGACCTCCCGTTCTAATTGACATCGGAAAATAACTGCGGGCCGGCTACCAGTCGACCCGCAGTTGCTATATTTAAAGCATGGCATTTAGTTTTGATGACATACCGGCCTCGGTGTACGATACGTCAATTAGGGAACAGCTGGGGAGCTATAATTTAGACGACACGAACCCTAGGTTCTATAACTTCGTATGTCCGCAATGCGGCAGCCCGGACCAGCCAAACAAGAAGAAGGCATACATATATACCGACACCTGGTTATATGTATGTTACAAGTGTACGCCCAAAATTCCTTATGCAAAATGGCTGAAGGAGCGTGATGAGACTGCGTACCATCAGTTAATGTTTCAGGCGTTTGGCCCAAACGAGGGCAAGCAACCCAAGGAGGTCCGGAACGCGCCGACCGCAAGAATCGAAGTTCCCACTACATTGCCGTTCAAGGAAGGGGAGATTATCCCGATAACGGCGAATCATCCACTCGCCGAGGCGGCACTGGCCTATTGCCGAGAACGTATGATACGAGAGGAAGTATATTCCGACTGGTTCGTATGTCTTCAGGGTGACCAATTTCTCGACCGCGATGCCAACGGCAATTACATTCTTGACGCGAATGGGCGCCCAACCGGGAACAAGTACAAAAACCGTCTAATTATCCCGTTTTACCGGTTTGGAGGCGGGTGGAGCCAGTTTGACGCTCGAGCGATTGATAAGAGGAATCCTCTGAGGTACCTGAACTTTGCCGGGGTTCACCGGGAGGCGTACAATATCGGCTTCGTTAATTTTGATGAACCCCTCTATGTCCTTGAAGGTACAGTTGACTCGCTGTTCGTCCATAACGCGATAGCGATAGGCGGTATCGAGCATTTCGACAGCCTTGTTATGAAGAATCCGGACATCATGCAGCACAAGGACCGCGTGGTAGTCATATGGGACAACGATGATAAGGCCAGGGAAGCGAGGGAGAAGACGTGCAAGCTCGGCTTCAAGTGGTTCACCTGGGAAGGAATACACAGCAAGGACGTGAATGCTGCCGTGACGGCCGGGGAATTCCCGCTTGACGAGGACGGATTCGTCCGCCGCGACGTAATCGAGGCCAGGGTCCGCGAACCGGAAGGGTCAGCGGTGCTGTTCGCGCTGAAATATGGCAACATGAGCAAGACAGCTGCAGCAAAGCGATTCGAGGGAATCAAGAAATACAAGGAGAATCACGCCAATTCTCGCAAGGCGGAGGTCTTGTTCTGATGCCCGCGATACTAAAAAATGCATACCGGCGCCGCGGCACTGTACCGGAATTCATCGGGTTCGAATTCCTGTCAAAATACCTAGGAATTCCCGGACATAAGCTCCGTTCCAGCGGCATATTCGCCGACCTGCCGTACAGGTACAACAAGGCCAGGAAGAAGATGTTCCGGTATGCTGCCGCGATGGACGCCATCGCCAAGTATCGTGTCTCGCCTCCCGACACCCTGCATCCTCTCCACGAGTTTACGTTGGCGGACGCGATGCTCGAACTTCACATGGTTCCGCGCCAGTTCACCCGCTATGTCAGGCAGGGGAAACTGATAACCCACATATCGGCGCGAACCGGGCACAACGCGGTATACCGCAAGGACATCGAGCGGTTCAACCGGGAATGGTTCCCCGAGTATCTTGTAGGGCAGCTTACCCACCCGGTCCCCCGCCGTGTCGCCGCGCTGCTCATCGACATGTCCCCCAAGTACCTCAGGGAGCAGACCCGGAAGGGCCTTATTTCCGCCGAACCGCGCAAGCCACGCTGCCCATACCTCTACAGCAAGGCCCAGCTCCTTGCCTACCTGCGGAAATCCGACCGCCGGAGATACCGGAAGGAGCCACTCCCGGATTACCTCTCTCCGTACGTGGCTTCCGTATATGCCGGATTCGGGGATGCGAAGTTCGAGAACATGCGCATGCTCGGGATAGTGAAGGTTCAATCCAATCCCGTAGGTTCCGGGTCGGCGAAGTGGTGCTATTCCCGCATGGAGATAGAGGAGGCGATAGAGAAGGAGAACATGCGCCTGTTCTACTGCGAGGGATTCCAGCACTACACCAGGCGTGCCATCCGATACAAGTTCATGAAGAGCGAGCGCTGGGTCGACGAGTTCATATCCGGGAAATGCCGCCGAGTTCTGCCGACCGGGGAGATTGTGCCGCCTACCGGGAGCACGAAAGTACCCCCTCGCGGATGGCTGCAGTCCGATGTCGACGCGGTATACGCATCCGGCGTGGATGTCAAGATAGTGCGCAAGCACAAGCCCTCGAGGACCAGCCGCAAATATTCCAGCATAGTGCAGTCGGCCACGCCGGAAGTGGTGTTCTCCAACCCTGTCGAACAGATGGAGGCGGCAATCGCGGGGGCGTTCAAGGCATCGGAGGAAGCCAGGAACACGCACCGCAAAGATGTACTCGCCAAGGTTCACGCCGAGAAGGCCAGGCTTGACGCGATACGCAACGTGCTTTCCGGGGGACCCGCCACCAGGCAGAGCCGTCCTAGCCGTAACGACGTGCTCCGGCTTTCCGACGACCCGCAGATAGTGACCTTCGTGTTCAGCTCGAACGGATACCGCGGCCGGTACGACGAGTATCCAAACGCGAAGGACGAGTGCCTGTTCAGGGTCGGGTGCGGCATTTCGTTCGGCCGCAGGCAGATTCCGCCGTCATTCGCCCGAGCGATATACAACGCACTGAAGATATACGGGCAGCAGTCGGTGAAGGTCACTCCATCGTGGGTCGTCATAGTCGCGGCCACTTCGTTCATAACCGACCCCTCGTTCCACCGGCAGCTCGAGGAGGTTCCTCCCAACGTCGGCGCGGTAGCCCCGTTCGGGTACGGCTATCTTCTCCCGGACGGTTCCTGGGACCGCTGCCCGGAATCCTACGGAGAATACGGGCTGTACAGCGAGATTACCGGGGAGCACCGGAAGGTGCGCGGAATTTCCGGGCATGGCCCGCACGCGGTCCAGGTAATGGACGGCCCGTTCGTCGCCATCCGCGGCGACTTCATAAGGGAACTGGATAACATGCGGTTCTTCCAGCAGCTCGGGGACCAGCGCGGCTTGCTGGGACCTGTGTTGTCCGGGATATGCCGCAAGACTGGAGTGCCCATGATGCAGATACCGGTCGACAGCTGGGCCGGGATGGAGTATTACGTGCGGCCGGGAACTACCGAGATGAATCTGGCAATCGACAGAATTGCTACTTTTGAGTCTAAAGCTATGGAAGACATTTAAAGGATGGACCTATGGAACCTCAAATAATTACAATGAGCCCGCAGTTTTTTGCCCTGCTGAAAAAACTCACGATGGTAAGCAAGTCCAAGGCCACCGTGTTCTTCAAGGGAAACGGGCGGTGCCGCATAACGGTGCCGACAACCGCGACCTTCCTGCACATCTCGGCTGGTCCGAGCGACCTTAACTTTTCCGGGAACGAGGTATGTGTCGCCTCGATGATGGAATTCATCAGGTTCTGCGAACTCGTCGGCTTTCCCGGAAATCCTGTCGCAAACGTCAGCGTACTCGACGAGACCCTGACGAACGGTCACGTATACCCTATGGTCAGGTTCATGAACGACGCGGATGGGGCCGCGACGAAGGTCGCGCGTAGCATATGCGCCGACCCGACCCGTTTCGACGCCAAGTCCAGGCACTGCCCCTGCGACCGCGACAAGGACCCCATGAACCTGCTGTCTACCGTCATACTGGACCGCAACGAGTTGAAGACGATGTGCGACGAGCTGAAGATGGTCCCAGGTTGCCAGTTTGTCTCCGTCGTGCTCACCCACACCAAGGTCAGCATTTACATGAAGGGACGAACCGGACAGCAGATTACCAACGTCATCCCGAGGAACTGCACCAAGATGGGGGCCGCGGCCAACATAGATGCCGCTTACGCCAGCTCGCACGACAAGTTCCGCAAGATTCCGGCAATCTACTTCAACATCCTGAAAGGCATCGACACGGACTACGAGGTGGAGGTTCGCCACATCAAGTCTGCCCAGCGCGACAAGGTGACCGTGAAGGCGTTTTCCAACATACCGGGCGCCGACCCAGCCGACCCGATTTCCATGTACGTTGCCGGCATGGAGAGCGACGGTGGCGAAATCAACCACGAAAGCCTGGTGGAATAGCCTCGGAATATAAACTTACGGGAAATTTTTCCACGATGGCGAGGTTCCCGTGAGCAATGGCATTTCACTGAAAGACTTCCAGAAGGCTTTCGCATATACCAAGACGGAAAGCGGCCCGGTCAAGCCGGCCCGTACCACTACGGTGAAGATGATGAAGGGGACTCTCGGTCCCGTAGGCGACCAGACCAGGAAGAACTGGGACCATCGGACGTACGAGAACAAGAGTCTGCTCATGGACAGGAACTACCTGTCCCTGAAAGACATCGGCATCAAGATTATGACCGAGGCCACTTCGTCTACATCGTATTCCCCGATGCGGCTCAACCTTTCCGGGATGGACATGGACCAGGCCTCGCTGAACGGCGAGTTCTCGTGCAACGGGGTTCCGGTAACAATCAACCTCAAATATCCCAACGCGCACAACGCCATCAGCGTCGAGCTGAGCTTGAAGGGCGGGCGTTCCATGCTGTATGACGTGGCGCTTGATTCCGACCAGTTCCAGGGGAACTTCGCCCAGTCTATCCGGGAAAACGCGAAGAACCTCATCCAGCAGGAGAACGAGACATCGCTCGACGACCTGTCTTACGGTATAGGCGCCGTGAAGACTCCGGGAAACGACTTCAACGATACGCTCGGCGTGGCTAATTCCGACCCAAACAACATCACCGCTTACGAATCGGTTGACTGGCGCCTGCAGAAGCTGCTTGACGTGTGCAATGACACGGTGGCCATGTTCGAGGCCGGGGGAGACTTCGGGCCGGACGACTTCAGCGCACCTCCCGACGGGAGCACCGCACCGGGCGCAACCACTGACCCGAACGCGCCACAGGTTCCGAACGGGGCCGACGGTACCGAGCACCCGCAGAATGCGGGCGACGTAAACGGCGTGACCGATGGCAACGGCGATGGCGACAACATGATGGAATTCCGTGAGTTTGTCCTTCCGAGCGACCCGGACAACGGCTCCGGTCTTTCACAGGCTGCCTGGGACAACCTGGCGCAGATTGTGGCCGACGCAATCAACTACATCAACGACAACCAGTCCGGCGGTGTCAAGCCATCCGCGACCGAGTGGTATGAGGGCTTCCCGGGTGTCAAGAACATGATTCCTGACGAGATTCTCGAGCAGTTCCTTTCATTCGACGACTACAAGGCCCTCGACACGGTGCTTCCAATCAAGGGCCTGCAGCAGTTCGCTCACGCCCTCGAAGGCGGGAAGGTCGACGTCACCAAGTTCAAGACGGACCTCGGGAAGTGGTTCCCTGAAGTCTACAATACTGACGGCACCGCCATGCACGACGTGGCCAAGGAAGCCGCCGCGATGACTTTCCCCGAAGACGACTTCGCTCCTGCCGGAAACGGAGGCCTCGACATGGACTCTACCGTGAATTTCGGCGGGGCCGGCGAAATGGGCGACCTGATGGATTCCGCCCAAGAGAAGTTCGGCCCCATGGGCGGGATGGATGCCGGCGAGATGAACGCCGGGATAGACATGTCCGAGAACGGGAATGCCGCGGAAGGCGGTGGGAAGGACAAGACCGACTTGGCAATCGAGTCGCTGGACAACCTGTTCTAGCTGACAGATATTCGAGACGCGGGCGAAAGCCCGCGTTTTTTCGTTGCCTTGAAATGTCATAGTTTTAACGGAAAAGGAGCGAATTTTATGGCCGAATCAGATGTTACCCAGGAAACCGAAATCAACCCAGTGGAAGAACCGGTGCAGGAGGCCTCGACGGCCCCGGCGGAAGAACCTGTCCAGGAAGAGGATGAGGGGCCAAAACTTACCACGTTCAGCACGGTAACCGGTTTCCGCGAGGCGGTATCGTTCATTGGTTTTTCTAGCGAGTCCGAGGACAACAGGCTTCATCTCGAGACGTTCGTCAACGATGACGACGGGATGGTCTACATGAAGATGACCACCGAGAAGGGCGTGACGGCGTTGGTGGACACTACGTTGAAGTCGGAATGCCTCGAGCACGATGTGTACGTGAACCTGCAGGATTTCTATATTGCATGCGACAAGGGTGTCCAGGAAGGCCTGGTGTCCCTTTGGATTGCGAACGACCGTCTCTATATCGGTTCTTCCTACAACGAACAGCTTCAATGCTTCGAGGTCGAGGCCAGCATGCCATTCGTCGAGCCGTTCGAGCTGGACGAGACTTTCTGCACCGACGAGACAATCCAGGTCGAGCAGATGGTCATCGCCTCGATTCTCGAGAGCTGCTACGAGTTCGAACGGGTCGAGCTGGTCCGTATCGGCGGCACGCTCTCGTTCCGTACCGGTAACGAGAGGGTCTGCATCGCCACGCTGCCTTCCCTCGTCAAGATGCTTGGAACCGAGAACGAAGCCGACCGCAAGGATTTCGCCATATCCATACCGGTCAACGTGTTCCGCATCATGCCGCTCGTGAATACCGAGCCGCTGTGCACATTCGACATCGACTGGAGCCGGGGCAGGGTGCGCTCTGCTGGAAAGCTGTACGCTGTCAACTACAAGTACAGCGAAGGAACGTTGCGTTCGGAAAGCTCGGAAGGGATGACTTCATACATGAAGTTCGATACAATCGGTATGATGGCCACCATCAACATGATATACGGCCTGAACTACAAGGACCCGATTGCGCCGGTCGAACTCGTCCCGCTTGACGAGAAGACGGTGGAGATTCATTACAAGCACGAAAACAGGTATTCCGGTACGATTACCATGAGCGGCGTGCTGATGAAGGACACGTCCAAGCGCATCATGTTCCCGATGGACGTGAGCACCATGATGGTGAGGAATGCCGGACAGGCCGTCCTTGAAATGCTCTACGGCGAGGACGGCAGGCTCTTCCTTATGTTCAGGGACAAAAAGTTCTCAAGGAAGTGCATGTATTTCGGCGGCTAGCCGTTGTCTTCGGTGGGTTCCGGATTTTCTGGCGGCGGTTCTTCGGAACCGCCGTTTTCAGTATTGTCGGTCCCGTCCGGGATGTCCGGTTCGAGCTCCGACATGGCGTTTACTTCTCCAGCCGACTCGGCCGGGGACATGTTCGGGTCTTCGTATCCTTCGCTGGCTACGGAGTTTACGGCGTCCATGCCTTCATCAGAGAACCCGAGGTCCATATTGTCTATGCCTCCGCCGAATCCACCGCCGGCAGACCCGCCAATGTCACCACCGGTTCCGCCAATGTCGCCACCGAACCCTCCACCGAATCCGCCACCTCCGAAACCTCCGCCATCGGATGAGAAGATGTCTGCACCGGGCACCGGCTGCGACGGGTCGAAACCCATGATGGAATCGTATTCTTCGGAGTCGCTGGATGTTTCTTCGGGGTGCTGGAGTTCCTTGCGCAACTCGTTGATTGCGTTGTGCACCATTTCTTGAGAATCCCCGCCCATCACCTGCGTGGATGGGTCGTCGAGCGCCTCCTGATGGAGTTCGAGCATCTTGTTGCGGAACCTGGCCTTTATCTCGCTTACCGGGAGTCCGGATTCCTTGCTCAATTCGTTGAATATGGGCAGCTCGTGGCTGGCCGTGGAAGTCTTAGGTAAGTTCAGGTCCATTGCTCTTCTCCTGTTCCGGGTCGTCCCACCATTCCTCGCCTCCGATACCGGGCTTGTTTGCCATGAATACCTCGTCGGGGATTCTGGACGGGTATTCGGCGAACCCGAAATGCTTGCACAGGCCACGTACTAGACGGTTCTCCTTGTTTGTATGCAAGGACAGGCCTTCCGGGTGGTCGGCTATGCACTTCTTCAGGACCATCGTTGCCAGGCCAGTACCGCGCTTGGTCGGCTCGATGTATGCCAGGAAGATGTACGAGCTGCCGTCCTTGTTCGGGACGGTTACGAGCATCTGGTTCCCGTCATAGGTATAGGCGTGCAGATGGCAGTTCCACACCCGGTCGTTGTCGGAAAGGAAGCTCTGCACCTTGGCCGCGTGTTCTTCCGGGGTAAGTCCGGGATAATACTCGGTTACCTCGTTCTCGGCTATTGCTGTGCATACTCGGTCGTATTCTTCGCGGGTAGCCTCCCGGACTTGTCCGGGATTGTATGACTCGCTTTCCAGGCAAACCTGGTATCCAGTCGCCAGTGCTTTCCAAAGGGGAGACGACATTGTGGTAATCCTCGGTTTGTTCATTGCGGTATCTCCGTGAAATGCAGTTTATCGACTGGAGCATAAACTATGGAATAACATGGAGGATGATATGCCGGTAATGGATTTGAGCTTGTTGTGTCCCAATTTCGAGTCGGCGGAACGAGCGTTCGCTGAGTGTGCGCTCATGGAGTCAACAAAATACACGCTGCAGCCGGTGGGCGACAGAATTAAGAATTTTTCTGCACGTCTGGACGAGAAGATTTCCGGTCTGGCCAACGAGGCCCCGACTGCAGAAGGTCCTGCAAGTGCAAAATATCATCTCAGGGTCCTTGGGACATTCGGTAGAAAAATACTGGCCGGGCTTAACGATATACTGTCCGAGCGCGAGCCTACCGGAAGAATACAGTTATCCGCTTTAAATGTACAGAACGAGGCAAACAATCCCGTGGTGCAGTCAACCATGGCGGAACTGGTCCAAATGCTAGCCGATGCCGGTATCCGGTCAAACTTCTGGACAATGAACGCGACGGATATCATGATGAGGGTAAACTTCACCGACGAGGCCTTGGAAAAGGAAAAGGACAAGCTTCTCGTTGGCGAGATTGATGCGGCCGAAAAGGAAGTCGGCAAGGCAATACCGGGCCTTGATGGCATAAAGTCGCAGATAAGCAGTGGACAGGTTCACTGGGCACACGGCCATACCGGTATATGGTTCCATGAGGAAGAATTTGACCCGGTTGCCGCAAACGAATTTATCAATGCCTGCAAAAAGAGAGGAATGACCGCAAAATACACCGAACCATGGCGAGGGCGTGTCGGGTTGTTGCTCGATTGGGACTTTTAGCGATAAAAAAGAAGACTCGGATTATAAACTGTTCACAAAACGCATTTCCTTAGGCAGGTATCGACATGGGTATTGGTTACTACAGCCTCGAAGAAGAAGACCGCACTCTTGCATTGTTTGAAAGCATTGCAAATCAGCCAATCGAAGAACAGCTACCGTACAACGAGGTCCGGAACCCCCGTCCCATTGTCGAGTCCATCGGCATTTTCGAAGGAAAGAAGGTGGACTTCGGTACCTGGACGGCCGATTCCAAGAAGGTCGGCAAGGCCAAGACGGCAACGAACCCTGACATGAGCAAGGGCTCTAAGGCAGCCAAGGGCACCGAGGTGCCGACTAAACAGACCAAGGACCAGGTCACCGAAAACGTCACCGTCACCGAGAAGAAGGAAGACAAGCAGGTCACGCAACTGGTGACCGAGGATGCTTCCCATGAGGCCAAGGGGGAACCCAAGCCCAAGTCCGGGAGTTTCGACACTGCCGCCAAGAATGCAGCCGCTACCCAGCGTTCCGGTGCCGAGTCCAACAAGAAGTTTTCCGAGGAAAGCCGCCGGCAAAGAAAAATCGAGATGCTCAAAGGATTCGTGAAGGGCCTTGGGGTCGACGAGAAAACCAAGTCCGATGCAGCGAAGGTTTTGAAGAAAATCGACGAGCTGTCACCTTACCTTGGCAAGAAAATGCCCGGCGCAAATAAGTCGGGAAAATCCGATGCTAAAAAAGATTAATTCTTAACGAATCGGATTATCCGAACATCAGCACACATTTAATAAATCCCGGATTTTCCGGGATTTTCTCTAGCATCCCCGCCCACTATGTGCTATATTTATTCCATAAAGACCTATGGAACAGTTAATGACAGCTAGTGACCCGGTGCAGACCACCTGGCAGACTGCCATCGGCTCGGCAAGCCTATACTCCGCTAACGAGCCACCGAAGCAGTACAGGATGTGGTCGGCCATATACCACGACAGGGATACAGACAACCTGTTTCTGTGGTATGATGACGGGACGATGGAGCAGCAGCGCATCGTTAACACGTTCTATACGCCAAACCGCGGGCAGTATGGCGCTATACCATGTGGTATGACTGACATATACGGGAAACCCATGTATGTCGCTCGTGCCCATACAAGGAAGGAACGTGACATTTGGAACAACAATCGCGGGCCGCACAACGAGATTGCGGAGATAGACATTGACCCCCGGGCCAGGTTCCTCCAGAAGCATTACGAACATACCGGCATGTTGAAGCCGGACATGAAGAAAATCAACATATGCTTCCTCGATATAGAGGTGGAGACTACAGGCCGCTTTCCAGCGGCCCACCGCGCCGAATACCCAATTAATTGTGTGACGATTTACTTCTCGACTACCGACAACTACATAACCTACGGGGTCGGGAAGGATGTCGAGGATTACGTCAAGGAGGAGATGGCCAAGGAGAACGGAAAGTACGTCCTGTGCGCCACCGAGAAAGACCTCCTCAACCAGCTTTTCTCTGAAATAGGCCGCAACGAGGTAGCGATACTCTCCGGCTGGAACTTCTCTTACGATACTACGTACATGGCGAACCGCGCCGAGCAGCTCGGCGTAGAACTCAAGCAGTTGTCCAGGCTCCCGGCTCAGTTCAAGAAGGCCTGGATGACAGATAAGGGCGAGCTGCAGATAGCGGGTACCGAAGTTATCGACTTCCTTGCGCTATACCGCAAGTACACCTTTACCGAGGAGCCTTCGTACAAGCTCGACTACATCGGCAACAAGGTGTGCGGCGAACACAAGGCCCCGCTCCCGGATGGCTATCGGTCGTGGAAGAACTACTGGTCACAGTTCATCCTGTATAACTGGCAGGACGTCAGGCTTCTGAAGAAAATCGAGCTCCACGAGCGCATGTTCCAGCTCTGCGTTGCCGCTGCTGCCGAGGCCCACGTCCCGTTCTCTTTCGTTTTCGAGTCCAAGAAGATGCTGGTGGGGTTCGTCATGAACTACCTCCACCAGAACAACATGGTGTTCCCGGCATACAAGCTGAAGGAGAAGGAGGAGTATCCCGGAGCATTTGTCTACTCCATCCCAGGTTTCTACGAGTGGCTCGTCTCGTATGACTACCGTTCGCTTTACCCGTCCATAATGATGACATTCAATACCAGCCCGGAGACCAAGGTCATTAAGCCTCTCGACTACATAATGACTGCGGAAGAGCGTGCTACTCTCATAGAGAGTCCGTGGACGCACAACGGCCGGTACAAGGTATACTTCCGGAAGGACAAGGAAGGAATCGTCCCGAAGGTTACCCGTCTCCTTTTTGACGGCCGTGCGAACTTGAAGAATAAGATGAAGGCCGCGAAGAAGGCCGGCGACCACGAGATGACCAACATCTATGACATGATGCAGAAGGTGTACAAGGTCCTTGGAAACTCGCTATACGGCCTGCTCGGCGCCAACATCTTCCCGCTTTACGACGTGGACAACGCCGCGTCAATCACGGCATATGGACGCAATCTAATCAAGTTCACCATCGAGCAGCTGGCCCATTACTTGAACGAGGAGGTCGTCTCGGACCAGCGGTTCATCAACGCTTTCGGGTACGTTCCGACAATCAACCCGGACTACCTTGGAACGGTGCAGGACGTTGACAATCAGATTCTCTACAAGCGCATGTCACATGGCGACACCGACTCATTCTACTGTAAAGTCGGGGACCTGTTCGAGAATTTCCGGCAGAAACAGGGCACGGGCACAGAGGTCATCGTGTACAAGGGGCATGAGCAAGTTGAGCGGTACACTTTTGGCAACTCCGATGATGAAGAACTCGCATCGAAGAAGTGCTTTAATCGCATGTGCAACCGCTATGCCCACGATACATGGCATGACCCGGAAAACCGCGTTGTTGACCCGAAGAGCGGTCTTACCAAGGTGAAGATTATGTTCCATGACGGTATCGTGTGGGGAGACGGGTACCGCATCATCTATAACCGCTACCGCCTGACGGATTTCTGCCGAATGATGGATGCCGTCATACTGGAAGAAAAACTGGACGAGTTCATGCTCGCCTACGCGAACCGCTGGGGATACCTGAAGAACGAGCTTTTCCTGAAACGCGAGAAGTGCATATACAAGGCCATCGTCACGGCAAAGAAGAAGTACATCTGCGAAGCGGAATCCAACGAAGACATTGTGTACCTTGACAAGGACCCGGTGAAGGACGAGGACGGGAACATCGTACGTACGGGTACTATGGAGCTCACTCCGGATTTCGCCGTGACCGGCCTGGAAATCGTTCGCAGCTCCACTACGCTTTTCTCGCGTGAACGCATGATGGACATGGTGAAGCTCATGCTCAAGACCATGGACCGTAAGGCGGTGCGGGAAAGATTGCTCGATATCAAGCGCGAGTTCTACGATGCCCTTGACAAGGGCGACTACACGAAGATTTCCATTCCGTCCGGCATGAAGGAGGAACCGATTCCGTACCCGATTCAACTCCGTCTTCCGCAAGAGCAGCTGGCCAAGTTGGATTGGCGTCGCCGGGCGGCATCGGTCTGGAACTACCTTATCGAAACCGACCCCGTGCTATCGCAGGAAACGTACGAGCCGGTCGTCGCCGGTGAAAAGATGAAATTCATCAAGAAGGCTGACGATGATTTCGGCGTGAGTATCATTTGCTATACCGGGGACCATTGCCCACAGCGTCTGATAGACATGTTCTATATTGACTGGGATGAACAGTGGAAGGTGTCTGTCGCCCAGGTCATCGGGCGACTCTTCACCGCCGTTGGCTGGCCCGAAGAGCTGGAATATGACGAGAGCGACGCTATGCTGGAACTGATTTGATGCAGCCGGTGTATTAATTGCTATATTTGCCCCAGGAAACCATCAATAGGAAATTCTTATGGGGACGTCCGAATCGAAATCTCCGACTATCTCATTGTCGCTTAGTATGCCCATGATTACTCTTCTCAGTAAAGAGGAGTTTCGCGAGTATGTGTCTCAGCCACTATCGTGCAAGCTCGCGGACGGCATTGCAAAGGAGATTATGGCAGCGCTAGAGTCGAGCGTCATGACGCGCGAGACGGGGAGATACAACGTATCGGTAGATTTTTCTGTTCACGTGAACAAAGTACCTAGCGCCCAGGTCCAGGACGATGCTGGCGAAATCAATGATATGGCTCCCAAAGCGAAACGGGTCGATGTCGATTTAGACGCCGTCGTTTGATTACTTAGTGGTCCCGGAATCCGTGGACGCGTTAACGTTCTGAGGGCCGGTACCACCCCACATTCCGAGTGAAGTCCTTCCCGGAGAAACCGAGCCGCACCATTGGCCGAACCGGGCCGCGTACGAGTTCTTCATCAGTCGCGCCACTGTTTCGTCCGTAGGCATTTCCGTGTTCCGGTCAAGGCGCCCGTTCGGGGCTATTCCCTGCTGGCAAGTTCCCGGTTGTGCGGCAATCTGCTTTGCGTTGATGTCGGTGGCCGAGCTTTCGAAGATGTTCCGGTACATGCCGGCGACCTTGCCCCGGAGTTCGGGGTCCTTCTCGGTGACCTTGTTCATGAAGTTGAGAATGACGCTCATATCCGACAGTTTATGCCGGTCTTTGCTATATTTGGTAGCGAGGTATAACCTATGGAACAAGAAGTGGACCTTATAACGGGTCAGCCCTTACAGAACGACCAGTCAACGGTAAATGTGTCCGACGACCGTACGCGTGCCTGGGTGGAGAAGTATCGGGGTGTGAACCTGGACGAAATCATACTCCCGACAAGGCTCGACAACATCATACGCAACGCCATCAAGCTTGGCGGGTACAACAACTACATATTCCATTCCGGCTCCCCCGGTACAGGGAAGACGAGCCTGGCCATGGCGTTCCCCCTGATGCTTGGCGCCGAGCGCGAGGTAATCTATGCCAGGCGCGACTCCGAGATTCTGCAGTCAATCGAGGAGGGCGGCATGTACAGGTCCGGGAACGGTCTTCCGAAATACTACGTCATCGACGAGGCGGACAACCCGTCCAATCCCGATTCCTTCTACACGAAGCTACAGAGTCTCATCGAGGCAACCTCGTCCAACCTTCGTTTTATACTTACCTGCAACTCAATCTGGCAGATTCGTGAGGCCATCCGTTCCCGCTGCCAGCCGATTTCATTCGACCACTCGGAGGACGATGTCGAGTACAGGCGCCGCATATACAAGAGGCTTCGCTACATTGCGAAGACCGAGACCGACATCAGCAAGGGGACGTGGAGCAAGGACACCCTGGCGGAGACCATATCGGCTTGCTACCCGGACATCCGCGCGATGATTAACGCGATGCACCTCACGTTCCTCGAAAACGGCGGGAGCATAGTTGGCCACCCGAACGTCATCAGGGAACAGACCATCGCCGACATATACAAGCTGACCATTGCGATGGATTTCCGCAAGCTGCAGTATTACCTGTCGACCCATGTCCAGGACTACCGAAGCGTGTACGTCCCCTTTGGTGTATACTTCCAGAAACGCATCCCGCTCCCGACGAACGGGCAGATTGACTACCTGTCCATCTCGTTTGCCTCCTTGCTCGGAAAGGCGCTCCGTGCCACCCAGTCGCAGGTCAACCAAATGGTCACCCTCGAGGAGTTCCTCGCCGACGTGCAGCTCCTCCTCGCCCAGTACCAGATGGTGGGGAAGATGCCGCTGGAAGAGGTTGCCGTGCCAAAGGCGGTGTCCTGATGGCCGCGTTCAACTTCTTCAAGTTTCTCGACGACCGGCGCCGGGGACTTCCCGTAAGCGAACTGGACAAGGACGAGTTCCAGCTGTACAACGTCGTGCAGGCGCTGTCGATGGACCCGTCCCTCCGGAAGATTACCCACGAGTTGAACGAGCTCTCTTTCGCCCATCTCCCCAGGGACATCCAGGCGATGACATTCAACGGGCTAAACAACGTCCACTGGTCCAACCGCTGGAACATCGCCAAGGGGGAAGTCGTCCGCGCGAAGAAGGAGCAGATTGACCACATCATGAAGGTAACCGGGCTCAGCAATAACGACGTGGTGCACACGTTGCGCTACGGATTGTTCGACCTCGACGCCATCGAGGAACGGTATGCCCGGATATATGAACCGGAGAAGCTGCTTGCGCTTCTCACCAAGAAAAAGAAGGCCCCGGCACGCAAGGTGCACGCGGCGAAGGTGAACGGAAATGGAAAATAATGCGGCATGCGATGGAGGCTACGTCTGGCCGGAGATGGACGAGAAGCGGTTCCAGGAAGAATACGGGCAGGAAATCCCGGAAATCCCGGCGGAGGTCCGCTACGTCATGGAGAAGTTCAGGATAGGGGAGCGCGAGGCTCGCATGGCGATATCGAACGGGCTCCGGGTAGACGAGCTACGGGACGGGACGGCCAGCCGCAAGTTCATGGATGATTCCGGGATAGGCCCCAGGGTATCCCGTATGGAACGGGAGGTCGATTCAATCAAGGAGTCATCCCGAGCAAAGTCTCGAGAATAGGGTTCTCTTCGTGTTTTTCCTGAGCGCCAGCCCGCGCGACCGACTCGGCCGCGCGTATTTCGTCTTCGGTGGCGTTGATGTTCTGGTCGTCTTCCCCGTCCTGCCCCTGCTGTCCCGGAGGTTCCTGCTGCTGGCCCGGGGTTCCCTGAGGCTGCGATGGATTTTCCTGTGGTTGTCCGGGATTTGCCTGTGGCTGCCCGGGCCCCTCTGCCTGGGCGGAGTCGGTCGGTCCGGCATTGCCGGTCGGGTCGATTTCGGTGATTTCCTCGATGTTGGGAGTGTTGTCGACCGGGGCCTCCACGGCCGGGGTCGTGCCGAAATTGTACAGCATCTGCTTCAGTTGCTCGTCCGGGGCCACCTCGCCGTCCCCGTTGGCGAACTCGACCAGGTAGTCCATCGGGGTCTTCTGCAGGCTATCTTTGGCCATCCACGCGTTTCCCTCCATCTTGGAGTTCACGTTGTTGGGTATGACCATCTCGATATAGCTCATGTTCTTGTTGAGCATCTTCTGAATCAGTTCGTAGTTCACCATTTGCGTGAACCGCCCTGTCGCGGCGAACACGAGGGCGTGGAGCACGGACTCCCCTCGCGAGTTGGACCTTGTAAGGATTAACGGGTCGATATCGAGGAGGGTTTCCTCCATGTTGTCGGCCCACTGGTGCAGCTTCGTCGTCCACTCCCCGTCCGGGAGGTTGACCTTGCGGGTGAACTGCATTGGGAACTGGCGGAGCGCGTGCCGTTCCTGTGCGGAAATGACCTCCACTTTACGGTTCATCAGGTCCTGGATACCCTCGATTAGGGCCAGTTCGTCTGGATAGGCCTCCTTCAGCCCGTTGATTCGGCGGTTCAGTTCCCTTTTATCCATAGTAATTTCCGTGTTTTGCTCGGTTTAAGCCAAGTTTATCGCTAGAGGGGGCAAAATCAGAAAAAAATGTGACCACCGGATAAACTTCCCGCCAGAACAAACATATAAAACCATGTGAGGTGGGATATGGCAACAAGGATGGGAGCGGCCGGCGTCCGCACTGGGATAAATGACAGTTCCGGTTACAGCCTGGTCGAATCTCCAAGGGCTATAGGCGCGGTGGTCGGCTTTGCCCCCAAGGGAGAGCTGAACAAGATTTGCCTCCTGACGAATACTGCCCAGCAGGAAGACTATTTCGGTCTCGGGTTCAACAACCCCCGGTACAACCAGGGCATGTACGGTGCACGCGCCGTTCTCAGCTCGGGTGGTCATGTTGAGTTTGTCAGGCCTTACGGCGAGGAAATCGACAAGACCAGCGACTACAAGCGCGACTTGAAAACCGATACGTTCGTCGTGACCTACGACCGCAACGCGGCAAACAACCCGGAAAACGCTGACTGCACATCCATCGGGGTGCATCATTTCGCATCTACCCGTTACAAGGTGGATGGCGCGGCGAAGTTCGGCGTCACCCGTAAAATCAACAACATTGCCGAGACGATAGTCAACAACAGCAACGTCGACTTCAATGTCGATGCCGCCGAGGACTTCACGAGCAGGAATAACTGGATTTCTGCAGGTGGCGTGGCCCGCGGAGAAACCGACATGGTCATGTTTGCCCTGATGAATGCCGACCCGAGCGGCGCTAACAGGGCGTACAGTTCGTACCCCGTCGATACTGCGATGAGTGCACGTACCGGTTCGGGCGAGCTTACCGTACTTTCCAAGAGCAAGGTAGGGTTTGCGGTAGACGATATCGTTTACGGCCCTGCAGAAGGCCGCGTTTCTACGATGAGTACGTTCAGGGTTACCCAGATAGTCGACAAGACCGTCTATCTTGAAGCCGCTGACGACCAGACGAAGCTGAATGTCGACACGTACCGCTACATCCCTTCAGTGCTGATGTACTCCGATACGGCCGGCATCGTCGATGACGGTTCGGATTATCTGAGCATCAAGACCGCCGTTTCCGGGAAGGGCGCGAAGACATTTAGCTCCCTGTTCCTGTCGCCGGAAGGACTGGAAAAACTCGCTGCGCTGCCATCCGGTACTCCGATGGTGTTTAGCAGCCAGGACGGGGGTGAAGTGTATGTTCGCCTGTCTACGGATGTGCCAAGCCCCGGCACGGTTCACGAGAACGATACGTCGTTGGTGGTTGACATCCCGACCGCAAAGAACTCTATCTGGGTTGGCGATACCGTATTGGTGAAATGGAGCGATAAGGTAGCAACCGTCGCCGTTACGGCAATCAATGGGACGGAATTCACGTTAAAGGCAGAATCCGGCGATTCAATCGCTGAACTTGCTGAAAGCGCATCCGTCAACGTTCTCAACGAAAGCACCGGATGGGCGGATACGGAACATACCCATACACTGTACCTGGACAGCGAATCTACCGTATCTAGTACGGTAAACGCGTTGCTTGATATTTTGCATGGTGAAGACCTTGCGTATGGCAACAGCATGATAGTCGGTGACCTTCTCAAGAAGGAAGGCTCGATAGTCAAGTCCGAGGACGGCAAGACAATAACGCTTGCCCCGGGCGGCGCCATCGACTTTATGCCGGGTGACCGCGTGGCCATCACGCGAGCCAGTTCGGAAACGGTTCAGGAAGCCGAGAACGTTGACCTTGGCGATTTCGACAATTCGAATATACTGTACTTCGGTATGGTAAAGAATTCTGACCCGATAACCGATACGGTTGAGTTGGTCGAAGCTTTCGGCGATGGGATTGAAACCGATTACGGTGAATTCCAGTTGCTGAATCTTACCCAAACAAACAAGACGGTGTATGCCTCAATCTCGACGGTCTCGAATCATTCTGCCGATAAGACCGTGGCAAGCGGATATACTGCGGAATTCGACCTGAAGCAAGTGTCTGTGGGCGGGGAATCGGTTGACCCGGTGTATCTCGTTCAGGCGGTCGAAATTACTGCGGATATTTCCGATATGCCGGAGGGCATCGCTGCTGGTGATACTGTCACGTTCGAATGTGACGAACTCACCGACCCGGTTACGGGTATCGTCAAGACGGTCGATGCATCTTCCGTGGTTATTCGCTGCGACAACATCAACCAGGAAGTCCCGGGTACCCGGGATAGCGACCAGGATGTTGCCCCTACGCCAACCAGCACTACATTAAAGGTGCATGTTGCTGCCGACGACACGTCCAAGCAGGTTGCCGACATCTATTTCATCGGTAACTTCACGGTGTATGTGCCGGAAGCGATTCAGAATTCGACAACGGCTGCTGCCTTGGACGAAACTACGGTTGGTATATCGGCGGGTGCCGCATTCAAGTACGCTGAACCGAGCAACGGATGCGTTATCGACCATTCGGAGAAGGTTTTGACCGATTCAACTATCGGCGCGACCTTTGTCGGCCTCGGGTTGGCAAACATCAGGTACATGGATGTCAACTTCACCGGAAAGTCTGAACGAGTGTATGACCTCACCGATGACGGCGAGGCGGTATCTCGGCTGTACATGTCCATCGCCTACAGCTACAAGGGTGTCCGGTATGAATTTGACGGTACTGTCGTGCAGTATGTGTACAACGACCGCCAGCTTTACATCGGCGACACTGCAGAAAGGGAGCTGGAAGGTTCCGGCGTGACGTTCATCTTGAATGACAGCGGCGTGATGGAAATGTTCAGGGAGGACAACTCCTACGACCTTTCCTCTACGGTTGCCGGTGTTTCTACGCCTCATGGTATCAAGCCCGCTCCGTCCGGAACGATGATTTGCCCGGCCTTCAACATCGATGACCCGGCAATAATCAAGAATGCGGTGTGGAAATATGACCCGAAGAACAACATGTCGACCAGCACGCTTTCCAACGCGGTCAACCTCTTCTTGGATAAGGATGAGTCCGACCTTACGTTCTTCGTGAGTGCCGGTCTCGGTGTCAAGAATTTCGGGCTCCGCGGATACGAAACCCTGGATACGCAGTTCATGCAGGCCGTCCTGAATGTTTGCGAACTTCGTAAAGACTGCTTCGCGCTGTTTGACGGCGTGGATGAGAAGAAAATCGAGAAGGTGCTCAAGCTGGATTCCCCGGCGAGCCAGTTCGGTTCGACCCTTGGACGCTGGGGCGCGATTTTCGATGGACGACTCGTATTCCACGATACCATCATTACCAAAACCAATGTCGAACTGGCTCCGTCCGTGGCGATGGCTTCGCTCATCACTTCGAACCGCAAGTCGATATTCTGGCATGTTCCTGCCGGCGTGGATACTGGTAGGGTTCCTGGCGCATGGTGTGACCGCTTGAAGTACAAGAGGAAGTACAACATTCCTGAGGATGCTGAATCCGAAATCGCGAAGCTGTCCGACCTTCACGTGAACGCAATCCGTTCCAACAAGAAGGGAATCTACTACTTCGGCGACTTCACGATGCAGATGGAGGACAGCGCGTTCGACGCGATTAACGTGACGATGCTTGTCGCTGGAATCCACAAAATGTTCTACGACTACCTCGACGCCAAGGTGTTCCAGCTCAACACTCCGGGCCTTCGTTCCGATATCACGGAAGACCTCCAGTCCAAGCTCGACCAGATTATTGCTGCCAACCCCGGCGGTCTGGAAACTGGCAGCAAGGTCGTGTGCGACGATAGCAACAACCCGCCGGAAGTTGTCGCGGCCAAGCGCCTTAACGTGGACTTGATGCTGTACCCGACGCTCAGTACCCGGTACATCTTCTTGACCACTAACGTTCTCAGCCGGGCTAACGGGAACATCGTAACCACCGACATCAGAACGGGCGAACGTTAATAAAAGGAGGAAAACATGGCTAGCAATCCGTTTGGAGTACAAGTTACCGACAAGAAGAAGATATTCTTCGGCTCGAACGTTGACCACTTGTCAGACCCGGTGCGAAGCACCCGTTGGCGTTTCTGCTGCAGTTCAGCCATCTTCAAGGCCTGCGGGCTCGCGCCTACCAACGGCGAGAGCTTCGGGACCAACAACGAGACGGCCAAGGAGTTCAGCATCCACATTTCTGATGGCGCGAAGATTCCTGATGCGGCAATCAAGTCTGACTCCATTTGGTACATGGGTTACGAGAAGAAGTACCCTGTCCAGCAGATGAACCTCGCCGGCACGACGACGCTCAACGCGTTGCTGCTGGAAGACGGGCGCTGCTACGAGTCCATGCTCATCTGGAACCAGAGCTGCCTCAACAGCGGTATCCTCAACAAGGAGGGTACGGGTGACACGAACAGCGAGACCAACCGAATCGAGGAAGGCGCCAACAAGCTATACCTCGGTACCGGCCAGCAGGAGAACTACCTCAACCCGACGGCGGTGCTCCTGCGTAACTCCCATGTCACTCTCGAACTGTACGACTGGCAGTACGGGAACGTCATCATGGGCATTCGTTACATCAACGCATGGCCGTCTAAGGTTGGTGTGGGTCAGACCCTGAACTACAACAACGCGACGCTCATGAAGTTCAACTTTGATATTACCTATGACAGGTGGAACATCTGGTTCAACCCGGACTACAAGGTTATCAAGGTCGGCCAGTAACGTTAACCGTGAAAAACTTGCAGGCAAGGGGGCTTCGGCCCCCTTTCTTGTTGCATTTCCGATAAAAAATTGTTAGTTTTCATTGGAGAGGAACGAATATGCCCTTTTCTATAGATGAAGACGCCATCAACGAGATGGTGGGAAACCAGAATGACCCGGTGAATGTGCAGATAGCGCGTCTGAGGCAATGGTGTGCCGAGGCGCTCCGGACAACCGACGATAACGGTGAACCCGACCCGAATGTAGTCTACCGTCAGGGCAACTACAACATGGGCGAGAACGCTATACATATAGCCATGCTGGCATTCAAAAACAAGCTGAAACTCAACGCCCTTCGCAAGCAGTACAACAAGGCGAAACGCGACGTATACGTGCGGATAGCTACGACAAAGCACAAGTGGATTCCGTCCAAGGAAGGCGAAACCATAATGCTGGAAGGTGACCCTGACCTGGTTGACATCAAGGAGCGTCTCGAATGCCAGGAGGATTTCGTCAAGTTTCTCGAAAATATGCAGGACAACATACGCTATTATGCCAGGAATGCCGACGCTATGGTGCGAGTGCACAATTTCGGTACCGAAATCGGAAAAATTATAGTGGTTCGCAACCCGAGGATGCCAAGATGAGTGAAGAGAATAACGCTTTAACCGAAGAGAAACCATCTCCGGATTCCGGCCACGTGTATCCACCAATGGACGCGCCGGCTGTCGACGAGGATACTGGCGAGCAGTTGAGCCTGGCTGATGCGGTGAAAAAGCTGTACCAGCACGATGGCGACATCCCGGAGCAAACCACGCGCCAGTTGGCTGAGGGTAAGCCCCCGATTGTGGACGGGATACCACTTGAAAAGAAAAAGGCGGTCCTTGGATGAGCGAGTACCATGGAAACGACACCGTGGACGCGGAATCCGTTTTTGACGTGGACTTTACCTCCAATCCCATGTCGGTAGAAAAGCCGGACACTGCCGCTCCGGAACCGCCCGCGAAAAACAAGGCCAACCCGTTCGAGGGGGTCGAGGATGCTCTTGGGCTTCCCCGAGGCTCGACCAAGCAGGGGCTCGCCGCGACCAAGAAGGAAGTCAAGGAGATTTCTAACGAGGCCAAGGCGCTGAAGTCGAAAAAGGACATTATCGACTCAAAGGAGAAGCTCGCGCTTTCCGGGGAGGAGGAGCTGTCCGCCGGGTTCAGCATAGAAACCCTCGCGGAGGACCGCCACGCGCTCAGGGACCAGTACATGGAGCTGTTCCGCCGCGGAAAGGTCATGCTCACTAGGATAGAGAACGACATCAACGACCTGGTGAACCCAGAACCGGCAGACTGGGCGAGCTACCAGCACCAGATGGCCCTTATGCTGAAGATGCTCGACAGCATCCGGGAGGCGCTGGTCATGCTTCGTAAGGAGGAGGAAGCCCACAGGCAGCAGACTGGGGCGGCACCCGGCAAGGGCCCGGGCGGAACCACGCTCGTTCCCGGAGGGGAAGTCGTCGCCGAGGACGCCATCGTCGTCACTCCGCAGGACACGAACAGTTGGCTTGCAAAATGGGCGGAAGAGGGCGAGGCCGATGTCATGGCCGACTTGCATACTAAGTACAACGAGCGTCTGCTGGACGGTCCACGGGACCAGGACGGGGATGCCGCGCAGTAGTTTTGCTATATTTGCCGGATAGCAACGAGGAACTCCAATGACTAACCAGGAATCAGAACTTCTCGAACGTTATCCCTTTATCCAGGTCCGCCGGGTCGACGATACCGTCATACCGGGGCAGACCTACCTGTCCGGCATCCCAAAGGGATGGATGGCCGCTTTCGGGAGCCAGATGCTGAATGACTTCGCCAATGCCGCCAAGGAGGACGGGCAAAAGCTCGACGACTTGCGCGTAATCGACGTCAAGGAAAAGTTCGGTGGCCTAAGGTGGTACTGGGGGCGTACGGGGAATTCCAGACGACTGGCCGAGGTCACCCGGCTCTACGAGGGTGTGTCGCAGGCGTTCTGTGCCAAGTGCGGCGCTTATCCTGTAATGATGACCCGCGGGTACATACTTCCCCTGTGCAAGGAATGCTGGACGGAGTGGAAGAAAAAGGCGATGGACCCGGATGAGCGTTCCTTTACGCCGGAATTTCCCGACATCCGCACCACTGTGCACACCGCGGACGGGAGGACCGAGGAAACCCGTCTTCCAATCAAGGAACTTTTCGACCGTATCGTTAGCGGTCGCGATAAAACCACGGAGAATGACAGATGCCGATAGGAATCGTCGGAGACCTACATCTTGGCCCCAAATGCGAACAGAACACCATCAAGGAGCATGTTGTTTCCTGGTACCCGAAGCTGCACCAGGCGATGCTCGACGAGTTCCGCGCGAGGGGCATTAAGACCATCCTGCTGAGCGGCGACGTGTTCACAATCCGCCCGTTCATGACAATCGAGGTGATGACATACGCCATACACCTCTTCCGGGACATGATGCGCGACTTCGACGTGCACGTCATAGCCGGCAACCACGACTATCTCTACGAGAACAAGGAATCGCTGAGCTCCCTCGCGCTGCTCGAACTCCTGCCGAACGTTCATGTGTACCGTTCCGGGATAGAGAAGCTCGAGCTCAACGGGCTGACCTGGTACATGGTACCGTGGATATTCCCGGACAAGCTCCCCGCGTTCAGCGACTGGCTATCCGCGCTGGCCAAGAAACCCAAGGCTGTCCGGGAGAAGACCGTCCTGTTCGGGCATTTCGACATCATGGACTGCCTGATGGAGGGCGGGAGGATATCCGACGTCGGCCTCCCCCCGGAAAAGTTCTACAAGGCGGCTACCCGCGTGATAAGCGGGCACTACCATTGCAAGTCCCTGAACAAGGGGAAGGACCCGAATTCATACATCATGTATCTCGGGACCCCGTACCAGCTTTCGTTCGCGCACGTTGGAACCAAGTGCGGGTACTATGTGATGGACGATGACGGCCAGGTGGAGTTCGTCGAGAACACCATGTCCCCGCGTTTCGTGGATGTGGATGACGAACACCTTGACGGCCTGGGTGACCTGTCGAACTGTTTTGTTCGCTACTGCTTCCTCAACAGCCGGGCGTTCGACGATTCGTGCGAGCGCAAGAAGAAGCTGAACGCGGCCAACCCGCTGTACGTAAAGCCGGTCCCGTATGGTGGCGAGGTGTCCACCGTGGATGAGGCCCGCCGGCTCGACGACGAGGAGACCCGCCGGATACTCGGGTCGGACAGCATATCCATGGCCGCCATGTACATGGACCGTTACCCGGAGTCCCTGCCCACTTTCTGGTCCGGGGAGGACCCAAAAGAGAAGATTCTCGGAATTTTGGCCACTTATCCGACATAGTAAGACCGAAATGCACTAGTTTTCCTTGCAAAGGAACTTCCGACCCGGGATAATCCTGCCCGGGACACTCTTACCAAGGAAACTAGCGAGATGGATTACACCAAGAAAATCGAGGAGCGCCTCAACCAAATTCTGGAAACGAAGCGCGAGTTCAACGTCCTCTTTATCACCGACGGGAAATCCCGTCTGTCCTGCGTTCGCGGTTACGACGCGATGCAGCAGTTCAAGCAGTTCTACAGTACCATCGCCGAAGTCACGATGACCACGATGGACAGCAAGACATTCTGCCGGACAAAGCCCGACCTCTCAGTGTACAGCGTGGTCTGGGTCGACAATATCATCAGTCGCGAGTTCAACGACATCATCGTCGAAAGCATGCGTAACGCTTTCGAACGCGTGGCGCCGGGTTGGAAGGAAGATGCCGAACGGGTGCGCGTGGAAAACGAGCCCGCCCAGAAGGCGTACGAGGAATTCCAGGACGCGGTGGACAGCAGGGTCGCCGCACTTGGGGACGATGAGAAGGCCATCGAGGAATACCTCGCTAGCGTCGACAAGAAACTTACCGAATTGCGCGAGGCCGGTACCGTCTATGACAAGTACATGGCGCAGGCGAACGAGTACCGTTCCTTGACACTCCGCGTCGTATACACGCTCGATGAGTTCGTGTGGGATGCCCCGGTTGCCCGCAACAAGTCGATAGTCGAGGCCAAGATTGTTACGGACTGCCTGAGCTACGCCGACACGGTTGTCGTTCCGAATAACGAGCTCCGTATCGCGCTCGAACAGCTGAAACTTACGCCAATGGACAAGGACATCGTGGTCATCCCGACATATGTCTCCAGCTTCTTCTACCCGACTCACAAGGTCTTCCTCAAGGCAAGCGATGGATACACATCCATCAGGAAGCCGAAGATTCTCGTCAAGGGTACCGACATACCGCAAGGTGTCCAGAACTTCATCATCCACTCGTGCAACGAGTACGAGTTCACACTTTCCACTGTCTGTGACCTCGACCCGCGCCTCATGAAGCTTCTTGCCCCGCGCATGTCGGTTGGCGGGAAGAAGCTCCCTCCGATTGTCCGCCATGTCATGCACTGGGCCAACCCGTACGTCACCGAAAAGAACATCACCGAGACGATGGCCATGGAACGTGACGCCGGGTTCGACTTTGTCATCCTGACGGAACCGGAAACGGTGGAGAGCGACATCTACAACATTACCATTACCGACACGGACGCTCTTCTCGCGGTAGCTTCCGGCTCGGTTGTGTTCGCCCAGATTGCCGACGCGCATTTCGACAAGGGCGTGCATCTCTGCAACGAGTGCGGCCCTAATTTCGTGTTCGGCAATAACATCAGGCCCGCCGAGCTTCATGCCATCATCGAGAAGTGGCGCATCACGGTCAACTGGGACGAGGCCTACACCAAGCAGCGTACCCTGATGGAACACCGTCTGGTGTCCGACCCGGCCGTCCTGTCCGGCTACTTCCACTCGATGCTCGGTCGCCGCGTGAGCCTCGCTCTCAAGGCAAGGTTCGACGAAGGCATGGCCAAGCTCAAAAAGTCGAAAGAAGCGGAACAAACTAGCCCACTGGCCGACGGTACAGCGACGACCGGTGACACGGAGAAGTAATGGAAGACGAGGGAAGATTCTGCGTTGTCAAGTATGACAACTTGAGTCTCGAAGCCGACCCGGACCCGGACCGCCCGGGTCGTTCCCGTTCATATGAAGACCGCGAAGTATCGGCGCCTCTTCCGCTTGAAACAAAGTACCCGACCTTGGAAGACGCCAAGAACGTCGCCAGCTCGTTGAACAAAACTTCTGGTGGAGAAATCATTGAAATAACCCTGGCGAACGGGATGCAATACAAAGGTCCACGTTACACATTTGTAGTAGGGGAGGTGTCACGATGAGTGATTCTACGAATCTCGAGGAATACGATAGCAAGACGAAGCAGCTTCTCGCCCAGGGAATGAGCGCGGCTGCCGCCCAGGCATCGATGGGGCTGGCCAACGGGGTAGACCCTCAGTTACGGGAAACCATGCTCCGGGAGCAGAAAGAGCTTGCGGACGACATGACGCGGAAGAACGCGGAGGTGCAGAAGCGCCGGGCCCGGCTTCTTGCTGGCGAACCTACCGGCGATATTCGGGTTCCACCCTCGGAAGTTGAGCAGAAGCCGGTGAAACGACGCGGGAAGCGCGGGATGGTACGGCAGGAGCCTGCACAGGTGAACCTCCCGGAAACCCCGCATACCGACTTTCGCCCGATAGCGCCGGCCATACCGTTGCCCGAACAGCCGGAGCCATCGGCCCCGGGGCAGGATTCGTCACTTTCGTTGACGGCGGGCGACATAGAGCTCATCAACATGGTCAAGAATTCACGCGAACGGTCCAGGGATACTTTCCTTGAGCATCACGATACAATACATCCGGGAGCGGTCGACATGCGTAGGATGCCGCAACCAATACAGGAACCCGCACCATACATGGTGGGGCCGGAACTACGGCCATCCGATTTCGCCGCCAATTCCCCCCTCCGGCAGCGCGAGCCGGTTTCCTCTATGAATGCTCCCATGCAATCGAACTTGCCCATTCAGCAGTCGATGAACCAATCTCGGCTCCAGGCGCAGGGTCCCATTGCGGCCAGACCCCTTCCGCCACATCTGGCGCAGGAATTCCCGGCATACCGTCCAGCGGCAATCGAGCCGGGTGCCATGCCTGCCCCGAGGGAATTCCCGGAATTGCCCGAGGCCGAAATGCGTGCGGAGTATCCGGCAGAACCCGTCCCGGCCGAACCGGACCATCCTGCGCAGGAGCCGCAGGCAGTACAGACACCGGCCGCGCCGAACAGGGCGCAGGCAGGACTAGTCCTCCCCCGGGTAATGGGATTCGACCCGTGCCGCCCGGACCGGAACTTCGAAGTGTTCACCGAGGTGAGCGGATGGCCGTCTCACGGCCTGTTCTATACGGGAAAGGTGTTCGCCCAGGCGTTGCAGACTGTCGACGCGTTCATGCTCAGCGAAGTGGACGAGGACGACATAACTAGCGTGCTTTCCACCGTTATTTCGCGCAGGGTGCGCGGAGTGTCCCCGGAAGATATCCTCACTTGCGACGAGGAGTTCCTCATGTACTGGCTCCGCGCGTCATCATACCCGGAACAGAACTATGGGCTTCCGAGAGTGCGGTTCGAGTGCCCGCATTGCCATCGCAAGTACCACGACGCCGAATCGCTGTCTATGGTGGAGTCGCCGTCGTTCAGCTACATGTCCTTCATCATGGACGGCTCCCCCGAGGAAGTCGCGGCCAAGCACATGCAGAACGGATGCGTGACGTACGACCTGTGCGACGGACGCGTCTGTAACATATACCTCCGCCGCAGGAAGCATGACCGCATCAGCGAGGAATACGTGCATGGATGGGAGAATGCCAACCGCATGGCTTTCCCGAAATGGAAGCGCAAGGCGCTCAACCTGGCCGTCATCGTCGAGATTGAGGACTGCGAAACCATAAGCGACAAAATTGACTACATCGAGAAGTACCCCCTGTATGCTAAGCGCGACTTCATGCAGGCCGTTCTCGATGCGCAGATGACGGTGAAGACCATGGTTACGTTGAAGTGCCCAAGGTGCGGAGGTGCGGCATCCGTGCCGTATCCGTTTCGATATTTTGAGTTTGTGGCCTCGCTTTAGCAAGAAGGAGATTGTGCAGGACAAGTGCATAATCTCCGAGATGACTAGCAACACATTCGAAGACTGTGACCACATGTTCATACCGGAGTTCCTCGAACTTGCCCGTTATGCCAACATGCGGTTCAACGCGATGTACTATACCCCGGACCGTGGTTCCGAACTTACCGCTGAGCTGGCATAAACTTTTGTTTTTGCTATATTTGGAATCCTATGGGTAACATTAACCGGCTGTATCTTGACATGGATGGCGTTCTGGTCGACTTCGACTCCCGAGTCGAGGAGTTCGGATGCCGCAAGTTTGCGGGGAAGAGCCCTAGCGCAATCGACTGGGACATTCCCCGACGGATAGGACCGGATTTCTGGGCCAACATGAAGTGGATGCCCGGCGCCGATGCCTTCTTCGCGGCGTGCCGCGAGCTTTGCAACGCTACCGGAATAGAGATGGGCATTCTCACGGCAATCGAGATGCCCGCCGGGGTCAAGGGAAAGACCCTCTGGACCCACTGGAATACCGATATCGACAACGAGCACCTGATAATCGTTCGCCACGGCGAGGACAAGGCAAAGTTCGCCAGGCCCGACCGCCTGCTTGTCGACGACACGGACAAGAACGTGGACGGGTTCATTGCTGCAGGCGGGCAGGCCATACTGTATAAGGACCCGAAGTCAGCCTTGGCCGAAATCATGAGACGGATTTAGGCTCCTCCCGCCATATAAACTGCTGATTTGAGGTCAGTAGATGGCGGGTTTAACCAATCTTGAAATGCTGAGCAAGCAGGGACAGGCTACTGTCGATACCCTGCAGTCGCTCGAAAGGAAGCTGGACGGGATGTCCGGTGTCGCGAGCTCGTTGACCGAGGAGGTGAATTACCTCAACGACACACTGTCCGACCCGTCGAGCAACTTCTTCGCCGCGCTCGGTTCAAAGTTGACCGAGTCGCTGAAACAGGTGGACACGGACCGTCGTTACTACGAGGACGCGATGGCGCAGAACCGCGCCGCGCTGGAGCAGTCTAACCGAGAAATAGGGCCGCAGCGCGGGGATGCCGGGTTCTGGGCAAAGGCGTTCGAGGTAACTCCGGCCACTGCCGCGGAAACGCAGGCCCGGGCCCTGAAACAGGCTTTCGAAGAATTTGATTTCCAGAAGACTTTGCGGGAATCCTTTGGAGGAAACACGATAAAGGCCGCGTTGTCCAGCAACGCCGACATGCGAACATTCGGCGAGAAGGCCCTGGATAGCCTTGGCTTCGGGTTCGTAAACAGCGCGAAAAACTGGATTGCCGACCGTAACATCAGGAAGGAAGCCAAGGCGGATGCCAAGGACCGCGGGGAAATAAAGAGGGAATCACGCGCGATTGAGCGGCTCGGGGCGAAATACCGCAAGGCTAAACGTGACAACGCTACCGAAGACGAGCTTACCGAGATACTGGAAGCCATCAGTGCCCGACAGGACAAGATGGAGGAAGCGGCTCACCGTATCGAGGAACGCTCTCGCGACCCGATGAACGACCTTGTCGAGATGCGGATGGCCGACGTCATGGGCTCTCGCAATGCGGGCATCCACAAGGATATCGGAGATGCCCGCGCTTCGGATAACCTCGGCGCGTCGGCTCCCGCAAATGACAACATCGTCCGGACACAGGATATGGCTGACCGCCCGGAACGTGCACCGGGCAGGCCGGGAGCCGCTCCGGATGACAAGGAGCTGCACGACATACAGCGAAAGCCGGACACGCAGGTTCACCCTGACTTTTACCGGGAAGGTACGGAATTCTTCAAGAATGCCAATGACAAGGAGCTGCACGACATACAGCGTAAGCTGGACACGCAGGTTCGCCCTGACCTTTACCGGGAAGGTATGGAATTCTTCAAGAAGGCCAATGACAAGGAGCTGCACGACATACAGCGCAAGCTGGACACGCAGGTTCGCCCTGAGTTTTACCGGGAAGGTACGGAATTCTTCAAGAAGGCCAACGACGGGGATTTGTTTGACTCTATTACAAGCAATGTCAATCTTAAGAGTGCGGGCAAGGGTGGCGCGACCGGTGCGCTCATCGTTGCCGCATTGGCTTCTATAAATAAGATAGCCGAAGGCGTTGGCCTTGTTGCTGACTTGGTAAAATCCGGTAACGAGACCCAGCGTCATATCGAGGAGATGACGAAGAAGAACAACGATTCCCTAGACCGCTACAAGCATGGGTGGAACAACGAGTCTATCGAGGCCGTCAAGGCTGAGAATGAAGCCCGCGCGGCAGCCGCGAAGGAAAGTGCGTCGGCATTGGGCATAGTCGACCGGGCGGTCGGCGGTGTTGTGAACTTCGTTACCGAAAACGTCGCCGGGGAGAAAGTCTACACAACAGAGCTTGAAAAGCGTGAGGCGGAACTTGATACCGCAGTTGAAAAATCCAGACGGCTCAAAGCGGAGCGATATGAGGTAGTGAGGGCCGCCAGGGAAGCTGGCGTGGATACTAAGGACGAAGATGCCATGAACCGGTTCGCCGAGTCATACCGTTCCGGGCACACGAAGCTGGCAGCTGGTAATCTTGAACAGACGTCGGCACCTACCGTCTCAACACCGGGGGTGAAGGCCGAGCCCGAGCGGGTCGAAACCGCGGCCGAGCAGGCAAAGCGCATGGAGGATGCCATGTATATGGGCTCAAAACGTGCCCTTACCGACGCGGATGTCCAGAGGCAGAACGAGGAAAACGCACGCCTGCAGGGGCGACAGATTAACGAGAGCATGGTAGGGAGGGATTAGCGCATGGCCGACAAGACTAAGATAACCAGGTACAAGCCTTTCCCGAAGCATGACAACAAGGGACTCCCGGAAAACCGGCAGTACCACTCGTCGGCTCTACCGGACCCGAACATTGTCCGCATTGAGGTGCTTTCGCCGCACGTGAAGGCGAGGTATCTGGGAAAGTTCCATAGTATGATGGACGGATTCCGGCAGGAGCTGGCCAACTCCATAATGACACCCGACGCAAACCGGCCGTTCCTCGGGTTCTTCGACCCGGCAGCCAATGGGGACATCGGGTTCGACTTGCAGGCCAACTGGGTGGAATCCAAGGATGCCACTTTTGAGGGCATGGCCCAGAAATTCAACAAGTTCCCTGGCATCGGTAAACTTGCTTCATGGGGTGCCGGAGCCGCCAAGGTAGGCACGGCGCTTACCCGGGCAATGGGGCTGGACAACATAAGCACCGGTTCCTGCACGATGAAAACGTTCAGCAAGGCCTCGTTTGCCTTTAACAAGACGGTGAAGTGCAGCTGGTACATGCCGGAGATGGAGGCGCAGGCCCGCGTCGGTATCACGCGCCTCCTGAAAATGTGCTATGTGAGGAACCTCGACCCGAACATGCGGACGAATTATGCCCGCAAGGTCGCCAACGCGCTGAGTGCGGTCACCAATCAGCTTAACAGTTTCAACGAGCCCGGCGAGGAGGGCGGTGTCGTCAATACGGTTGTCGGCGGTGCGATGAACCTCATGTCGGAAGGCCTGGAAGCTGTGGACAGCGTGGTCAGCATAGACAAGCTGGTGAATACCGCAATAGACATCAACGAGTTCTTCGGTGGTTCCCTCACGGTGGCCCCGATGCCGGTTCGCCTGACGATGGGACACATCCTTGATATCGAGCCGCTTGTGATTACCAACGTCAAGGTCAGCGGGAGCAAGGAGCAGTTCATGACGACGGACGGCACGAACATTCCGCTGTTCGTGACGGCGGACATCCAGTTCGCGATGTGGATGCTTCCCGACCCGAACAAGGGATTTGTTCGCTGGCTCGGCGACGACGTGTTCAACATCGGTTACACTAACGCGCAGTCCACGTCGGCTCCCGCTACAGGTAATACTAGACCTGCAGGGAAGCCTACCGATTCCAAGCCGCTCGCGTCCGGGAAACGCGCGGCCGTCCCCGGGGCCGGTTCAGCGACGTCGAACCCTAAATTGAAGAAGTGACGAGGTAGGATATGGCGAAAGAAGAATTCCCGCGCCTGCGGAACAAGCAGTTCGAATACGTCGACACGATTACGGTGCCGTCTTATCTTGCTGGCCGTCTCGACCTCATAGTCCAGGAAAAGTATGGCGAACCGCGGGCGTACAAGGCTGTCGCCGCGGCTAACGGAATTGTGGATGCGTTCGCTACCCGGCCTGGAATTCGTCCTTCCCGGGAAGCATTGGAGAATGAGCTAGTTTTACGTGGAGTGAAGGCGGCCGACGTGCAGGACGTGGCCGACGAGATTGATGACCGCAGGGTGCAGGGCTCGATGGACTGGCTCGCATACGACGACATGGCCAACGGGAACATCACCGACGTGACGCCGGGAAGGATACTGTTCATCCCGTCGCCTAACACCTCGGTCGCGTTTCTCGAACGTTACAACACGCTGGCCGAAGCTGAAGAGGAAGACTGATGGGAAAATCCAGGGTAGGAGAGAGGTATTCGGTCAGTTTCGCGCTTCCCGTATCCGGACACGGTGATGGCGATGCCGTCGTGTACAACGACGCGTCCGTGAGCGCGTTTGTCATGAACATACCGCTTGACAGCCTACCGTACGGCACGGCGAACATAGTTGGTTCGTCCGGTTCTACCGCTAACCCGATAAGCGGTACCTACGGTAAGATGATTATTACCGGGCTCGGTAGCAGCACGAAATCCTTCGAGCTTCCGATTTACGTGGTATCTGCCGTCCGTACCGAAATTTCGCAGGACTCCGATTCCATAGCGCTCAGCTTCCTGCTGGGGGACAACGCGCTGCACGGCGTGATGGAGCCCGTGGCAATCAACGGGACTAGCGTCGAGGCGATGGCGAAACTGTTCTCCATCGTCGGCGAGGAAGTGGTCGACGAGGTTTCTCCGGCCAAGGGCAACGGCGGTGTCAGCGACAACATGACTTGGCGGTTCGTGGAAGGAAGCATTTCGGACCACCTGGATGGCGTCGTGGAACACGCGTCCATTCCGGGAGACATTCTCTTCTGGGCTTTTGATGACAGCCGCATGGGATTCCGCATCGGAACGTTCAACGTGTCGAAGGCTGCGAAGAAGAAACACTTCTTCATGTTCACGACGGATTCCGTGACGACTACCGATTCTGCGATGCAGCAGCTGAAAGGTTCGGACACTGGAATCTGGTATTATTCCGGGTACTTGCCGTCGGACCATGCCGGGGAGACCCGGGAACCCCGCTCGCCCAACCTGGTGATAGACAGCACGGCGTCCGGCACCACGAAGGATACCGGTGTATGCAACAACGAGTGCTGGCAGGCTGTACTTTCGTCCATGGGCGCCTCGCAAGAATACTTCGAGGATTCCGCGTACGGGCAGCAGTTCGTGGTGAAGCCGTTCCCGTCGAACACGCACAAGACTTACGCGATAGCCCCGTTCGTGCGAAGCTTCATGCTCTCCGAATATTCCAAGACCGTCCGATTGAAGATTTACAACCATCCCGGACCTCCCGTAGGTTCCTGCGTACATTTCTATGCCGCATCCCCTCGCGTGAAGTCGGGCGACTTCCTGCCGGACGAGAACTATACCGCCAAGTACATCGTTGTCGGGAAGACTATAACGAAGAACGCCACTGTAGGCACCGGCATGCTGGGAAAGGCCCGCATGGCGACCACGACGGATATGGTGACCGAACTCGTCATGGTGAGCAACGCCGGATATTCCGGGGCGGAAGGCGCGGAGTTCAAGGCGGTCATGTCCGTTGCCGATGCCATGACACAGGACATACGTAACTCGGAGAAGAAATGATGGAGTCGCTGCCGAATAACAACCACGAGTGGCACCCGGACTATACGGGGCGTACCGCGAAGAAGGGCCGCCTAACGTTCGAGTATTACTATGCCCAGGTGGTCGGCACGTCGGTCGACCCCAACCGCGCCGGATGCGTTCAGGCGAGAATCAGCGGCGTCACGGACAAGTGGGCCGACAAGGACCAGCCGTGGTTCGCCCCGCAGTTGACTACCGGCATGCAGCAGGTTCCCCAGCAGGGGCAGTGGCTGCTCGTCAAGTTCATAGACGGCGACATCAACCAGGGGATGTATTACGGCGTCTCCCAGACCAAGGGGTTCCTCCCGGAAAAGTATGTATCCGAGTACCCGGACGTCGCCGTGCTCAACATGGGCGAGAGCGGGTACACCTACACGCACAACCGCCGCACGCACACGTCGACAGTGAAGAATCCGGGAAACGGCTCAGAAGCCACATGGAATGCCGCGGGTGAGATGACGCTTACCGCGGACAGTGCCTCGTCGGAGGAATCGGCAAACCAGGTTTCCGTGCTCACCGAGCAGACGATAGACATATTCACCTGCCGTCCGGTAGGCAATCCGGCCAGCGGTGTCCGCGCGGGTTCCGAATACCTCCGCGTCCCGCACATTTCCTCCGCGACGATTGATGCGCTTCGTGGAAACGGGAGTGCCGCTGTCGTTACTGCCAAGCCGGTGAAGGACGAGGAGACAGACGGCCTTCCTACCAAGGAGATATACGGGAAGGATTCCACCTACGAGATACCCTTCATGGAATCTCCGGCCGCGAAGCGCCGGGCCGGGAAGAGGAACCGCCGTATCATTGTCGGGGCTACGGGCGCGTCCCCGCTCGCGGAATTCCTATCGAACTATACCGACGACAACGCGAAGAACTGTGCGCACTACCTTGTCGGGCTGGGCGACGGGGAGCCCGATGTGCTCTCCTCTCTGGGCAGCCCGTCCCAGGCAAAGAACCTCGGGTTCATCCAGTGTGCCGAGGTGTCGTACGACTGCACCCTCGGTGCCGACATGCGGGGCAAGCCGAACCTGGACGCGATAGGCGTGATGTTCTACGGGAATGGAGAACTGAACGACTACCAGGTAGGAAAGCTCCTGGACATCGTGAATCATATCAAGCGTACTTCGGACGTTGACGAGGTCACCGTTGTAGCCTATCGGCCGCCTACCCCTGTAGACACCCGTTTTGTGACGTACCTCAAGTTGAAAACGTACGAGGGAGGTTACTGATATGGCGGTTAAGACATGCGAGGAAGTGATTAACGGCGCCTCCTATGCCGGTGGCGATGGAAGCGAGGGAAAGAGGGTCACGCGCGACAGCGACCTTGCAGTCGCGGGGCTGCCGGGAGGTGGCGACGGGGATTTCCTTGACGCCGTGATAGCTGCGGCCGGGAAGGTTGGAAACACCGCCGATGCTCTCTACAATTACGACTGTTCAACGCACTTGCTGGAATGGATGTACCGCGTATGCCCGTCATTGAAGACGGTAGGAAACGGTGTAGACAGCATAGTGAACCGGCTCAATGGGATAACGTCCGGGATATCGGTCGGCGAGATGGTGCAGAACAATTCCGTCACGCAGTCGATGTGTTCCGCCGTGGTTACCGTGTTCGGCATGGTGGATGCCTGGCTCGAAATGTTGTCCAGGTCCGCCTTCGCGCTTTTTGACAAGATTGATACGGCAAGGGAAAGCATGCAGGCCGCGTTGCAGTCGCTCAACGACTCCGTGCTGCGCTGCATACTAGACGTATACGACATGATTGAGAAATATCTTACCGGGATGCTGAAACTTTCGCTCAACTTCGAGTGGGGAGCGTTTGAGGAATTCCTCGAGAACTGCCCCTGCGTCTGCCGTTTCGTCGCGTTCGTCACTGGTTGCGACAAGGATTCCGATGGGAACAACATATCCGACCAGCCTGACCTCGTGCTCCACTGCATAAGGGACAAGTTCTGGTTCATAGACGGACTCAATCTGGCGACGGGGCTGACTGCCATCCTTGACGACTATATCAAGAACTACATCGTCATCATGTTTGACGCGATTAGTCTCGCGATAGACAGCATGTTCATGCTATTCATAAAGCCGTTCCGCATGCTCATCAAGTCCTATGCCACGTTCCTCCGCAAGAAGTGGGATGTCACGTTCATGGTGGAACCGCTGCGGCGTACACACCTGGATTGCCTCCTCATTTACACGAAAGAGGTGAAGGATGGGAAGACCGTATACACGATGAGCATACTCGACATGATGGAAAGCATGAAGATGTGGGTCAACTGTCTCGAATATCCGTGCCGCGCTCTCGCCGAGAGGATAAAGAACCGAGTGAAGAAGTTCAACGAGGACATGCGTCTTACCGGGGATTTCTGGCGCCGTGCATACGAGGTGGACATTTACCAGTGCTGTATGCGTGCGGATGCGGCCATGGCGTCCGACATGTCCCCGAAGGAAATGCAGTCGCTGTGGGATGACCTGCTCGACCGGCTGCGCACCTGCAACAGCCGCGCGAAGAACCGGGTCGCCTTCGCCAAGGTCACCTACGGTCTTGACGGAACCGGCGCGGTTACCTGGCACACCAAGGAGATGCGCACGGGTGCGTCCGGGGATGCGGCAATCGAGATGCGGCACGACCCCGTACTCATGGCCGCCCAGTTCAGCGATTCCCCGGACCGGGAAAACGACATCAACGTCGGGCAGCTCCCGTTGACCCAGCGCGAGGACGAATTGATTCGGGCAATCGGCCTTTCCGTCTCTGCCGGATGCGACGAGGATACATACTTCGTCGAGAAATGGTACCAGTATCTTCGCTTTGCTGGCCAGTACGCGATAAGCGAGAATACGGTCGATGAATTGCGGAATGCCCGCGAGAATGTCGGGAAGATGGGCGGAAACTACGGGGGAGGAAACACTACGAATTTCCCGACGACCAAGGCGAGAATCCCGTCGCGCACAGTCCCGGAAGACCGACAGTCGAACTATTGGGTAGATTCGGATTTCGATGGCGAGCGCGTGGCGAAAATAATGGACATCAAGTGGGATGGCCCGTCGGAAGGCGAGTCACTTTCGGGCTACTATGCCCGTATGTACGCGAGCGTTGGTTGATATGGCGAATCTCCCCGGAAATAACGGGAATGCCCCGGATAGCAGAAAGCCGCGCTCGCGGAAGACGACGAGGGCACGCAAGAAGCATAGCTACTATACGGACTGCCGCTCGGGATACTATATCCTTACGCGCCCGGAGAGGTACATGACGAAAGGCGTTGACCGCGTCAAGTACAAGTCTAGCTGGGAGATGGAATTCTTCAAGGTGTGCGACGGGAACCCGTTGGTGACGAAATGGGCGTATGAGCCGTTCGACATATCCTACTATTCGCCGGCCCTCATGAAGCAGTCGCTGTACCGACCTGACGTATACCTTGAGATATGCTATACTGACGGGCGAACCGAGAAATGGCTTATCGAAATCAAACCGGTCGCCTATTCGGTGGTTCCGACACCGCCAAAACCGCCACCTCCCGGATGCCAGGACCCGGAGAAGCATGCCCGCTACCAGAAGCGCATGGCCGCGTACCAGCGGAAAAGTCTGGACGTGGCGACCAACTATGCCAAGTGGGAGGCTGCAGAGGCGTGGTGCAAGGAGAACGGCGTAAACTGGATGATTTTCAACGAGAATAATACCCGTGGCCTGTTCCGCACCCCCGCGGCAAAGTGAATTGTTGTAGTTTTAACTACAAAAGGAGGCGCGACGATGGCAAAGCCATGCTGTGGCGAACCCGTTCTCATCGACGGGATTTACAGGCCACTATGCAATACCCTCGTAAAGTACGGGATGGACGCATACAAGGACGTTCCCAGTACGCCCAGGGTAGTGATGTGGGTGTTCAGCTTCTTCGACGCGAAGAAGGAGTGCCCCGTATGCAAGCATGGCCTTGAAGAGATGTACGGTTGGTTCGGGAAGCACGGGCTCCTTGAAAACCAGAGCCGCGCCGTACGAATAGTGGTCGATGACGATGCCGAGCACAGCTCCATCCTCGACGACCTGCACATCGATTTCGCCCCGGTGAACATATTCACTGACGGCGAGGGGAAGATTATTGACGAGATATTCGAGTTTCCCGGAGAGGAATGGCTCGACAGGGTGATTTTACCGTTTATTCAGAAGGATTCACACATATTATGAGCGACAAGGTTTACATCATCGGATATACTATGGATGCCGTCATGGAGGCGGTGAGCCTGGCCACGCAGGGGAACGACGTGGAACTGCTTGTCACGGCTGGCCCGAAGGTCGCGCAGCCATTGGATGACTACGGCGACCTCATTTCCTCAAGGTACAAGGCTGTGCTCGAGACCCTGATGCACGGGCTCATCGAGGCGGGGGAGCTCACTTTTAGGGAATACCCGAACCCAAGGTTCTTCTACATGCCCTTCGACAAGGTGGCAATCAAGAACACGACCAACGGTGTCATCCAGTACCCGCTCAGCAAGAAGTCGTTCTGTGACGATGCCGAATGGAAGGAGTGCGTGGAGGCGTTCAAGAAGCCGGAGATACAGGCCGTCGTCATGGACAAGACCAATCCTCCGTCGAAGCTGGTGAGCGTATTCAAGGCAATGATGCCGCAGAAGTTTGCCGATACGTTCTGCAAGGCGATGCAGACGACCCGGTGGCGCGGAACGCAGCTCTCGCACCTCACCATGCACGGGTTCGACTACGAGTTCCCCCTCGAGGAGCTCTGCAACGACTCGTACAACGAATACTACTACCGCCCGAACCGCACTTATCACGAGATATGTGCCGCCTTGACGAACATGTTCAACGTCACAGTCACCCCTATCACGCGGGAGACTGCCAGGAAGTACATAACCGACCGTACGATTCCGGGAAAGGTAATCGTGATGGACAACCGTGTAGACCAGTACCTGGATTACATCGCCGGCAAGTTCGACCGTACCCGGATGTGGTGCGTCAAGGAGAAGATGCCTCCGGAAATACGTTACGCGAGGGAAGGCATATACTACACTCCGTTAAATTCATGCTGGGCGGTCACAACGTTCGACGGGGAATGCCGGAAGTTCATGGCCGAGCCGGTCAACACGCTGTACGACACGTTCGTGTCGGAAATCCCCTCCACCAAGACGAACATCAAGCTGCATAGCCAGTATTGCGACCTGATATCCCACTACGGCGACAAGGTCCTTGACCTTAGGCAGCGTGTCGAAAGCCTAATCAAGGCATGATATGCTGGTTGCAATAATCCCCTGCCGCAGGGGCGACCATCTGCAGGAGGTCGTCTCTAAACTTGGCGATGCCACCGTCGTCGTGGTGCGCGACCGGTGCAAGGTCGAGTGCGACGGGGTTGACGACTACGTGGATGTGGCGCAGGGCGACGGGTTCATGGCAGGTTACGCCCGGGACGCTGGCATCGACTACGTGCTCGACAAGTATGGGTTCGCCGACGGCGTGCTCTTCATCGACGAGGACTGCATCCCGCAGGATGACCTGGTAAAGGACCACGAGTCTGCCCTTTTCCGTTCGATTCCTGTCGTTTCTATTGGCCGCAGGCTGGAACGCGGGCTAGGGTGGAAGGACCCAAGGGAAATTGGCGAGGCCGGCCAGTGGAACATGTTCTCGCCGCGCGGTACTGTAATACAGAACGCGGCCTGGGTAACCAAGTGCCTCGCGACGTGGTCATGCAACCTCGGTCTCAACATGCCGGCCGTCAGGTTACTGCGCCGCGCGATGCTTTCCGTCCGCAAGGCCAACCGCCTGTTCAATCCGGCATTCGACGGCCACTGGGGTGGCGAGGATGCCTACCTGGGATACCTGGCGTGGTCGTATCGCGTTCCGATGGCATACCTGCCCCGGGGCGCCAATGCGGTGAAGCACATGGACCACCCTAGGCCTCTTCCGGAATACGGGAAAGGATTCACCGAAATTCTTGACAGCGAAGTCTCGTACCTGCGCCGCTATCTCATGGCGCATCCTCTTTCCATAGACGACATAACGCCTTAGCGGCGCCTGCCGTGCATGTCGTACTTGTAGTTGGTGTCCTTGAAAGCCGCCTGTCCCGTTGCGGCGTACTGCTTGTATACGTTCGGCTGGAACGCTTCGTAGGTGGCGTCGTTGTATTCGCCGCGCCACGTGCCATAGTCCCTCTCGAAGAACTCGAGGTTGTAGTCTCCGTACGGGCTCCAGTTTACCTGGTGTAGTGTCGGCTGGCACGCGGTCTCCCCGTATTCTAGGCGCTTCGAAGGGTCGATTCCGCGAGTGGTGTTGTCGCGAAGGTAGCGCATCTGGTCCTTGAAGGTTCCCTGGAACGCGTTCGGGTATTTCAGCTGGACCTGGAACGTGTACGGTGCCGGGCTTTCCGCCCGCGGCTGTATGGAGGGGGCCTGCAGGCTTATGCAGGAGTTGAATTCGAACATCTGGCCGATTACTAGGTCGGTCATACAGGGGTTCCCCGCCTCGCGCTCATCCATGGTTTTCATCGAGTTGCCTACAGTCAGGCCTTCGGTCAGCAGTTCGACCATCACGTTCATCTTCTGGAGAGTGCTCCTCGGTTTCAGGAGCAGGGGGGAGAACTGCACATTAAAGAGCGCGTTGAAGAAGTTGTACCACATCAGGTACGGGTCGTCGACAACCTCGATGGTCATCGTGTTGTCGCTCCGTATACCGGTGACTACGGGATATTGGATTTGTTTCGTGCTGTCCATCATCACCATCTTTGTTTCCGCCGTGGGCGAATTGATGGTAATGGACTTGGCTGCCCAGTACATGTTGAGGACCCCACTGCGTTCCTCGTAGCACATTTCGAGCCACTGGTCGAACAGGGTCTTGCGGAAATTGTCACCGCTGTCCGGGAAATACTTGTGCCGTCCGAGGTCATACTTGTCGGCGAACGAGTTCTGGTCCATTATGCGAAGGGCCTCGTCAACGTATGGCCCGTATAGCCCAACATGGTACTTGTTGATTACGTGGCCACGGGCCATGGCATAAAAGCGAGGCATATAGTAGTCGAGCAGGCCGATGTGCTGGCCCGACGCGGCGGACGTAGAGTAATACGCCGAGCCCATCATGTTCTCGGCGCGAGCCCCGCTGCGCCAGTCGGCATCGGCGCGGATTACGTTGTTCGCCTGCGTTGTTGCCATCGTCATTATCCTCTGTCGTTATATGCGTTGGTACTCGTACTAACGCATATCGCCCGCATGTAGCTGTTCGGGTCGGGAAGACGTATTATGTCCTTGAGCTCGTACAGTACGGTAAGGTTGAAAGGCACGGGGTCGACCGAGCCCGGGTTGGGCTGCATGTCGCTTAGATTAGTTATCCTGCATCTGCGGTATCGGACTATCATCCTTTCCTGCGAGTTGTCATCCGCGCAGTGGATGTCGATATACGGAATGTATGTAAGACGGTTGCGGTACCTGCCATCGAGACCGAATACCCGGCTCCGGGTGTCCGATATGGGGACACCGCCGGTTACGCCGCTCATGACGGTATCCATGTATCTGTGAATCGCCCACCAGTTCTCGTATCCTTGGTCGGTCAGCATGGTTATGGTGAGGGCACCGTCGTATTGGTTGTCTTCCTGGGTAGGAATGCGGGTGACAAACTTGTAATGCCCTTCCTTCTCGAACGATTGGGTAAGACCGTTGCAGATGTAGGTCTTGATGAGGGCGTTTACCATTTCCGGCACCGGGGCGGTATGCGGGATAGCCGTATCCACCGCGTCGTGCGCCGCGTCGTACCATGACACTGGAAGTGGGCCTATTGTACAACGCCAGAAGCCCTGGTGCACTGGCACCGGGGCTTTCCGCATTATGCGGGGTCTTTCTCGCGTTGTATCCAGTGTAGCCATCGGCTACCCCTTGAATCCGTCAATCGGGGTAAAGACTTTCTTCCCTTCCTTCATTGCGGATTTCGGACTGACGATGCCGGTATGGTCTCCCTTACCCGGTTTGGCGGCGTTGGATTGCACGGTGACGTTGTTCGGCGTGGCTTTGATGGTGCCGCCGAAGCTCTTAATCGTCGTGACCGTACCGCTGACGTCGTTCACCTTCGGCTTGGTGACGTTGAAAATCCCGGGCAGCTTCTGCGTGCCCATGGATGCCTTCGGCTTCACGATACCGGTATGGTCTCCGGAACCTGGCTTTGCAGCATCGCTCTTGATTTCGACGTTGTTCGGCGTTGCCTTGAGTTTCGCGTCGTAGCTGTGGACGACAGTCGTGGTAGCGCCGCTCACGTCGTTGACTTTTGGCTTCCCGCCCTTGAACATGTCAGGCATGTTCTGCTTGCCCATGGATTCTTTCGGCTTTACGATTCCGACGAGAGAATTCTTGGATGGGTTAGCGGCCTTGGAAACTTCGACGAACGTGGGCACGCCGAGGACTTCGGTCTTGCTGTGAGCCATTCCGCTGATTTCCTTCGTAGCGACCCGCTTGAGGGCCTTGATGGAACCGACCAGCTTGCTAGGCTCGGGCTTTTGCGCAAACGAATCCAGCACAACGCTACCGAAGTTGTCGACTTCGGTGACCGGCTTGGCATTCTTCTTATCCTTTGCCTTCTTGTTTCCGAGGAAGTCTTCCCACACCTTGTCTATGCGGGTTTCGGCCGGATTAAAGTCCACCTTTGGCTTGACCGTTCCACTCTTGTCGCTGAGCTTCACGGCAGACTGGGGTCCATTAGGGGACCAGAATGGGAAGAAGGTCTCCGGGTCGAGATTACCGGACTTGTCCTTTTCCTTCTTTTGTGCTTCGAGAATGATTTGCCCGAGCTCTTCTTCGTTCGGCATATCGAAGTTCATCCATTTTGAACGGTCCATGAGAGGTTCCTTTCGTACTAGTTTGATTGCAGTTTATATCCTCGCGAGCCCGGGGGTTACTCGATAAACTTGGGT